GTGGTTTGCTCCTGTGACGAGTAAGAAAATATCAATGCAACAAGCATTTTACACCGGAATAAGCATCAGTGAACCTAACACAACGACTTATTTAAATGATATGATAAACGCCAACACAAGTAGTCTTCTATATTGTCCTTATTATAAAAATTATGTCAATAATAAAGAAGAAAGTATTCTTTGTATAGGAATGAATCGTAGAGTATTACAAAATCAACAAGTTAGTGTAGCATCCGGAAGTTATTATCACATCATTACTCTTACAGGTGATAATACGACAACTAGAATAGCAAAAACACGTTTAATCGGACAATACATTCTAAAACAAAATTGTGTACAATTAATGTCCGAAATTCTGTGGAGTCGAGATCACATGACTTGTAATGTAAGATCTCAAACGACTACTGCTCCTGATAATAAATTAAGTTCTCAACAAGATTTCATCTCTTTTACGAGTAGCAAAGAATCAAGAAGTTTTGGAAAAATATATAATTCTTATTCTTCAAGTCATTTATATGCCCATAAAAATTTAGGTGAAGATGTTTATTCTAGTACAATTACATGTTTGTATTTTAATCGTCAAAGTGGCAATATTCTAATCAGTTGCGCTATTAATCTAGGAAGAGGATCTATGATTAATGGTCAGACATCTGTAGGAGGATCTAGTTTTTCATTTGGATGGAATATAAAAACACTTGGATTTCAAGATGTTCAAGGATATTTATTATTACAAGTAAATAGATCAAATTATTCTATAATAATAGTTGTAGGTAATTATGAATTAAATTCTAGCGGATTACTTTCTAATATAGATTATTTTGTATCTTCAAAAGATAATGTTTTGTGTTCAAATGCAGGTCCTAATATATGGATGAGTTTTGATCGAAAATGGATATTCTTCCCACCTAAATGGACAACTTCGGTTATAACGTATCCTAAGGGGTTGAACTCATATTATTCAGGAAATCCTTTTATAAATACAAAAGGATCGACTTCTATAATACCTAATAACAATAATTATCTTAATACATCTCACACATCTGCAATTAGAAGTGCATTATCAAATGTTTACGTACAAGAAATTATTTTCAATAAGACGTCTGATAAAATAATTGTTTTAGCAAGTAGTGTATCAGGATGTTTTGGTCCTGCTGACGGTTCAGATAATTTTGATGGAGATTCTCATAATCCTGATAAAATGTTTGCATTTGTTTATCAAACAAATACAGCATCATGGATAAACGTTTCTTCAATGGTTGATAAGGTTAATTTAATGAGTTCTTATAATGAAAGTGATTCCTTAAAAAGACCTACTATGTATGCATATCCTCTTGCTGACAATGAAGGTCAATATCTTTTTAGTTTTGGTAAACCTGCTTACGAGTCTATTCTAACTGTATATTATACCAACACAATATGGTAAAAGAAGTGGGGTGAATCATTCACCCCACGTTATTTTTGATGTATAAAATACAATCGGTTTACTACCTGCAGGAAATGCCCAATTAAAACTATATTGACTACCAAACATAGCTAATGAACCGAGATCATTTGATTTATCACAAAGAGAAAGACTTGATTTATACTTGATACCTTGATTTCCAGTTGAATTATACGAAGCTAAAACATTTTGTCTGTCTATAGCTTGAGTTGAAATTTGTACCCAAGAATTATTTACCAATTGGAAACAATACATAGCATCAGGATTATAATTACCTTCAAAATCTCCAATTTCAAATGCAGCTCCAGTTGTATTTGTCAACACAATCATTTTAGTTTGAGTCTTATTAAACAAAATCTCTAATACGTATACATTTTGCAAAGCAGATCTCATTGCAGATGTGTGAGACGAATTCAAATAACTAACATTATCAGGCATAGAAGGTGAATCGTCTACTATCAATTGTTGACCGTTAGCATAATATGAATTCAATCCTTTAGGATAGAAACTATTACCTGAATACGGTGGGAAAAACATCCATTTTCTATCAGTTGTAATCCATACATTAGCTCCCATTGGACGATTAACTGATTTATAAGAATATACATCTCCTACTCTAACAATATGTGGTGTACTACCTGAATTATAACACCGTATTTTTACATAATATAGCGTTACCTCATAACTAGACAAAACACTCAAAAGAACAATTTTAGCATACATTCCTCGATCACCACCACTTCCTGTTATCGTCTCAGTTTCTATTAATATTGCTTTTATGAGATTCATGTTTCCGGTTAATGAAATTGTAGTCGTATTAGCATTTGCATAACCATTAAACGTTTTAAATACGTATCCTACTTGTATCTGATTTTCTGCAACAATAGCTGAATACATTCCCACATTATCGATACCATCTCTCCATAATCCCCAATATATTGCATTTTGTAAAGTATAACTATTAAACGCTTTTGCTATAGAGGATCTAGCGGCATAATTATAACCACCACCATCGTAAATCATCCAAACGTATTTAAACGCATCAATACCATCAGCAGCAGTTAAACCTATAACACCAACCATACTATTTATTTGATTGGAAACTGCCAACATTCTTCCTCTTGAAACACTCTTACTAGCACCGATCACACCGATCAAAACATATTGACCTCGATCTATAACAATTCCATTATCAGTAATACGCCAAAACATAAGATCTATTGCTGATATATTACGTCTTGCTGTACTAAATAATGGAGTCGATTCTTTGTTATAATTAACATAATTATCAAAATAATATCCAAATGAAGAAGAACCTTCTTCAGGAACTTCCAAACCTGTATAATAATTATTTATATTTTCTACATCTATCGACTTACTCGTCACAGGAGCAAACCACCCTGATGAGCTTATGTAGACGGCATAGAGCGTGATTGATTGTGAATTAATAAGCAATTTGTTTGTAGATATAAAATTGTTTGGTATTTTTATGCATTAAAAGAATGTAAAATGGAAAAAGCGCTTGATCCGAAAGAACAACATCCTTGTGGAGACTTATTTAAACCGACAAAGTTTCCTGTATATAACAATACCATATTCAGCAGATTTTTTGAAGTCAACGATAAAGCTGTAATGGGTTGGGCTGAAAATGTATTGGCAAAATTGGAAGGAAATGGTATTCTTCCGACTTTTATCAATAAAAAAGATAATCCTGATTTTAAGGCATTTTGGGGTACGGTAACACATATGTTCGCACTCGTAGTTTTGTATGCGCGAAAATATAAAGAGATTGATTCTAATAGAATTTTATTCGAATTGTTTATTCAAGATAGAGGCCTTGTAACAGCTTTAGTTGATAATCAAGAGCAAATGGAATATTTGTTTTACAATTATCTCGAAGAATATTCTAAAAGAGGAAGATTAGACATTATAAATACAGAAGGTGAGATTCTAGGAGAATTATTGAGACTTATAAGATATAATTCAGTAGATGAATTCATCTTTGCTTTATTAAGACCTGAAAGTACAGGTTGGTCAATGGGATATAGCTCACCTACATGGGATCGAACTGATACAGTAATGAATATAACGAAAGGATTTGAGTATACTTTAGGAGTAGAGAGTCTTAGTAATTATCCACTACTAGTTTCAGAAAGTGTCAATATAACACAAGATGAAAATGAAGGTGATGAAATCTTTAATGCGATGACTTTCTTTGGTAATCAAGTTGTTGGTATTGACGGACGAGTTGATCGTGATAAATTGATTATCGTTGATCCTAATATGAGTTACGAAATTAGTTTGCAAGTTAAGATATCTGCAGCTACGGACACTCAGAATCTCAAGTTTGGTGTAGCAGGTTATGAAACTACGGATGGAGATCCTATGGAAATGGGAGTTATCGAAAATGGACAAATCACAGGAAGTTCTATGTGGTTTCACACGACAGAATTTTTAAATCTATTAAACGAAGGCATTTATTATAATATACGAGGACTTATTTTATCAAATAACGAAAAATTCATTGATGTACCAAATTTGAATTTTCCTTCAGGTAGAGCGTTATCATTAATGCCTACTATGAAATATATAGCACCTATTTTTATCCAAGATAGATCGAGTGGAAATACTCCTTATGTATATGTTTATGATTTTAAAGTAAAACCGTTATATCTACCGTTTTCTCAAGGTTATTTAGGAGAAAGAGATATCATTGCAGCATATTATAAGAACAATTCATATCAAGGAAAACAAACTCTTGAAAATTACTTGAAAAAGTATTTGATAGGATATAAAAATATTTTTGGCAGCGAATTAATTCGTCCGTATGTGGGAGAAGAGTCTTATCGAATTTTATTTAAAGTGTTTTCAAATAGAAATAAATATATTCCAAATGCAACTATAACGGTATTTGGACAATCTTTGAAAACAGATGTAAATGGCGAAGCAACAATTATTCTCCCTAGAGGGCAATATTTGTATAAAGTTGAAGCTGAAAATTTTGAAGAAGTACAAAACTCTCTATTAGTAACAGAAGATGCTGTAGAATATATTCAATTACAAGGTGCTGCCTACGAAAGGGTTGTTACGTTTAATGTAAGAGATAAAATTACGAAAGAACCTTTATCAAATGTTAAATTGACTTTTGCAGGGAAAACAAAATATACCCAATCAAGTGGAATATTGACGTTTGATGTATTTCCAGGTATTTATCAATATGTAGCTGAATTAGAAGATTATTATACGATTAGAAGAACTGTCGAAATTGTTGACAGTACAAACATAATCGTAGAAATGGAAGCTATACCTTATTATAATGTAACGTTTAGAATTAGAGATGGTGTTGATCCAGTTTCAGGTGCATCTGTATTAGTAACGGGAGAGAGTATAAACGATCAAACAGGATCGTCAAACGCGCAAGGATTAGCAACAGGATTTGTACTAGCTGCAGGAACATATCGTTATAAGGTAGTTAAACCTGGTTATATTACAGTTGAGAGTGATTTTGAGATATATGGCAATGCAGTTATTGACGTTCAGTTTAAACCAATTCCTAAGTACAATGTAACGTTCTTAGTTAAGAATAATTCATTACCTGTATCTAAGTGTAATGTAACATTTAACGGAGCTACTATTCAAACAGACAATAATGGTCGTGCAAATTTTGTTGAGATTGCAGGAACATATAATTGGAAAGTTTCTAAGACTGAATTTTACGCACAAGAAGGTTCTATAGAGGTCGTCGATCAAGATGTCGTTAAAGAAATCAATCTTGTTCAAATAGGATATACGATTGACTTTACTGTTGTTGATCAGGACGATCAACCTCTTGATGGTGCACAAGTTGTAATCGGAACAGAAATAATCACTACTCAAGCAGAAGGGACTGCTCAATTTGTAAGGATTTCAGGTTCATATAATTGGACCGTAAACAAAGAAGGATATTACATTCAACAAGGAGTCGTTATTGTGAACGGAGCAAATCAGACTGTTAAGGTGACGATGAAATTGATAACCTATAATATCGTATTTACTGTTAGAATTGATAATCAACCTGTAGCAAATCAACCTATTGTTTTAGGAATAGGAGAGGACGAAGAAACACTAACAACTGATGGTAAAGGTAATGCTACTTTTAACAAAGTGCCTGGTAATTATCCTTGGACTATAAGTAGAAAGGATTATCAAATCCAAACAGGAACTGCAGTCGTAGTAAATCAATCTATTGCAATTGTAGTTGATCTACAAAAAGCTAGAGGAAAACTCGCTGTAACTGTAAAGGACAAAGAGAGTCAAGCTCTTCTAGAAAATGCTGCAGTAACAATTAACGGTCAAACAAAATATACCAATATTAATGGTGTAGCAGAAACATGGGATTTGGTTGTTGGTATATGGCAATGGACTTGTTCTAAACAAGATTATTATTCGACTTCAGGTAATGTTAATATAGAAGAGAGAGATGACAATAGATATACTATTTATATTTCTCAACAGCCTGAGCCTGAATTCGAAGTTACGTTTGTGGCGAAAGAAGGACTTAATTTCCTTTCAGGAGCAACAATTACTTTAGATACAGGTCAAGTATTGACAACAAATATTGACGGTGAAGCTAAAGTAACTTTGAAAAAAGGTAATTATAATTATCGAGCTACATACGGAGCATATTATTACGATTTAGCAGAAAGTTTTTCAGTATACGGCAAAATGAATGTACCTTTGAATTTTGTCAGAAAAACGACTACAGTTACGATCAATGTATATGATCTAAATAATAAATTGCCAATTTCAGGTGCATCCGTATCTTTCAATAACTCGTCTAATGTAACAGATGGAGGTGGAAACGCAACATTTTACAATGTACCGCTATCAAGTAGTTCTTTGGTTTGTACAGCAAGTAAAGAACCTACTTATCGAGCTAGATCAGAATCATTTGTTGTTGATACAGAAGATCCTAGTTTTGAAATTGGTTTAGGTGCTAATTATTATGGGGTCTATTTTACTGTAAAAGATGATTCAGGTTCTCCTGTCGATAACGTAACTATTCAATTGAATAGTCAAACAAAATATACGACAAGAGACGGTAAGGCTAATTTCGGTCCTTATTTGCCAGGATTTTCATTTAATTGGCAGGCATTTAAGCCGGGATATCAAAGTCAAAATGGATCGGGTTCTATAAGTAATGATGATGTTTATATCAATTTAACATTGAAAAGAAATGTTTGTCAAGTTACATACAGAGTTGTTGATACTAATAATATGCCTATTTCAGGCGTAACAGTTGAAGATAACGTAAGTTCAGGTGTAACGGGAAGTAATGGACAAGTATCTTGGTATGTTTCTTGTTCAGCATCTTATTCTTGGACAGCTACTTCGCCTGATTATTTTTCGGAAAGAGGAAGTTATTCAGTAGGTGCTAATGAGACAACAAAAACAATTCTTATCACTATGGAAGGTGATGGTGCGTTACTCGAAGTTTTGACAAGTAGTGTTGTATTACCTATTAAAAATACGGGATCAACGGGAATAAACAATCTAAGAGTAAGTTGGGGAGACGGAAGTCAAACTCTAGGTGAGAAAAGTCACACATACAGTAAACAGGGAACTTATCGAATCTTATTTGATTTTAACGGGATGAATGCTACGTTACAATGGGGAGATTTAAGTTCGAATTTTAAAACAAGTTTGATTAGAGTTTTGAAATGGTTTACTTCGAAAGTGAATACATCTTGGTCTCAATCAGCATTTGATGGATGTAGAAATTTAACATCAATACCGGGTTGGACTACTAGTTTGATGTCAGGTTCAACTGAACGTTTTTTCTTTGGATGTTCTTCTTTGAGAAGTGTTCCAAAGGGATGTCTCTCTTTTGGAACAAATTATAAATATACTTATGCATCTTCAGGCTTGTCAGGATCTATTAATTTGAATGACGTATTAGGTGGATCAAATATCGAGAGTTATACGTATTGTTTTCAAAATACTAAGAATTTAAATTCGGTTACCGGAACAATATCTCCTTCATCTAGAGGTTGCGATGTGTCTAATATGTTTAATCTCAGTAATTTATCAAACATTCAGGCAAACATCAATGCTGTTAACATTACGAGTTGTAAGGATATGTTTAGCGGTTGCGGTAATTTATCTTCGCCTTGTACGATTTCAGCTTATTCAGGTGGATCTTTTATAGCAGAAAGATTTGCTGAATTGTCGGGAATTACATCAATACCTTCGAGTGTATTTTCAGGATCTGTTCGAAATGCAACTTTTGAATTAGCTTTTGCTAATTGTAGTAGGTTATCAAGTGTAGGTTCTAATTTATTTTCTATCACATCTACTGAATTAAATAATTACACTAGAACATTTTTAGGTACAACAAATTTGTTGAATATATCAACAATTAATCTAGTTAATGCCGATGTTTGTGTCGAAACGTTTATGAATAGCGGTGTAACACAAATTCCTTCAAATTTCTTTACTAGTAGAGATTGTTCTGACTATACAAGATGCTTTGCTCTTTGTAAAAACTTAAGAAGTGTTGGAATATCTGTTACACCTAACAATGCGAATAAAATTATACGTATTTCACAAATGTTTTATAATTGTACAAATCTCGAAGGAAATATTAATGATTTATTTGGATATACTATAGGAAGTGATAAAGTGACAGTTACAAGTGGTCTTTATACAACTTGTTTGTATTGGGATCGTGCTTTTAAAGGCTGTTCTAAAATAATCTATTATCCAGGGATTTCTGATAGCGGTATAGGTAATACACGGATTACTCTATCAATGCCATTGTGTATATCTACAATATCTGTTCCGATATTTAAAAATATTATTAAAATAGATCAAGTTAAAGATAGTACAGCTTGTTTTAGTGGTTGTACAGGAGCTACTTATTACGATTTATTTAAACAACAATTTCCTAATTGGTTTTAATTAAAAAATATAATATATGTCACAATTAAATGTACATAGAAATACTTTTCTAGAAAAAGAGGAGTTGATGAATTTGCAAGGATTTTTACAAGAATCCTTGCTTGGTAAAATTTTGATAGGTGCAAGTTATACTTTTGGGATTATAACAAACAATCCTAAAAAGTTTGATGCTGATTTTGTTACAAATGATACTTTTGAAGACAATAAAGCATTTGAAGTTGAGCAGGGAACACAAGGAGGTACTATAAAAATACTTCCAGGTATGGCCGTCAACTCACTTGGACAAGTTATTAATCTCAAAAATATTCACGACAATTTTGCAGTGCCTTCAGATAGCGTTTATTATTGGTTGAAAGTCGGTTACTCGACCAAAAATTATGAAGATGGTTTAGTTAGCATCAACCAAAGGGGAGCTGTTACCGGAACTGTGAATTTTAGTGGTAAAGTAAGAGGACAGTCAGGTAAAACTCCTGTTGCAATCCGTTTTGCTAAAGACGATGGATCACAACCGTTAAATAATGGGATTTATCAAATCGTTAATGTTGTGGATAATCAGAACTTGATTTTAACGTCAGAATCTGACTTTGTTGCTGAAACAAATTTACAAGTAATAATCTTAGGAACGATACCTTTGGGCAAGGTATTTACAGATGCTCAGTTGGAAGGATTGTATACTTACGATTATTACACATTTAGCCTTGTACAAGAAACAACACTTGATCAACCTCCTACAAAATCAAACAACGAGTTTTATCTAGCTCGTGTAAGAAATAATGGAGGAGTTATTTCTGTAGATAATACAAAAAAGAGTGAATATTGGTCATTGTCTAATTTTGCAAAATCAGAAAGCTAATGAAACTATTGTATACAGTGAGTTCAGCGTATATGGCAGCTCAAACAAAATCTATTTATTCGATAGGAGGATTTCCTTCATCAACGCAAGTTCCTAACGATGTTTTTTCGAATTTATTCGATGAATTAAGTTTGCTAACAATTAAGAATGCAAAGACGGAATATCGAGCTATCGTTTTACAAAATGATAGTGATAAAGTCGCATCAAATGTTCAAATGTGGTTTGAAATTCCTGAGGACGCTTATTGTAATTTTCAAATAGGAGCAACAACTCTTATACAGAGTATGAATGACGAACAATATATGGAATTAATACCTTCTATATATAGCAAACCGTTTAATACTCAGCTTTATGATGCTACGGAAGATTCTAAAGTTACTATCGGCGATATTGAACCTGGTCAAATGATCGGATTATGGATTTCAAGAAGTATTAATAAAGAGAAAGCTACGATAGATTATAATAAGGTTGCTGAAATAGATCCCTTAGCTACATTTTCAGGATCAAGATATAAACCTATTGTGCATAATCAAGAAGAGACATTAAAATTACAAATTATTTGGGAGGATTCGTTGTAGATAGATAATATTTTTGTATCTTTAGGCATTGAAAAGGACGAATTCAAAACGTCCTTTTCTTTAAGAGTAAGAGATACTATTTTGTTATGATAGATGAATTTTGTGATATATATGAATATTTGATAGCTAGATTGAATAATAGTCCAGGCTATGAATTGAAGCGATCTCAGAAGAATATAAACTTAATAAACAAGTTTATGATAAATTCTAAGATCAATACAACTGATGAGATATGGAAATATCTGTCGTTTCAGATTGTTTTATCTGATAGAAAGAATTCAGGAATATTCTACATCACTTTAGCAAAATGTTTGTGTTTAAACTCAATAAAACAATGGAACGAGAGAACGTCAGAGAAGATGTTTATGGTTTCTCGAATTCTTAGACAAAGAGGTCTTCGAAATCCGTTAGAAAGTCAAAGTAGATTTTCAGAAGAATATTTAGATTTTCTGAGACATAAATTTTGGAATACTCCTAGAGGATACATTTTATGTAACGAATACGAAGGAGCTCTTTATAACGAAATTAAATGTAAAGAATGTAAATACAATAAAGCATGTAGATACGAATAAAGAAGAATTTAAAGCAAAGAGAGAAATTATCAATTCAAAGATGAATGAATTGAAGAACGAAATGATAAAATTAGAAAAAGAGTACATTGAATCCAATGTGAAGTATCCTATCGGAAGCAAGGTGTGTATTACCACTCCTGCATCTACATATACAAAATTAGATAACTTAGAAAGTGTTACTGTCCCCGAAAGAAAACAATACGCTTATGTCAGGGATTATAGAATTAATTTTCTTGATGACGTTGAGCCATTGTTTGGCAAGGTGAAGAAAGATGGAACCATGTCGAATGTGAACTTATATGTTTGTCTTATGAACGTTATGATAGAACTAGTAAAGGAGTAATTGTTATGGCAAAAATAATGAATTTAGGAGCACATTGTAGTGAATGTATTCACTATCAAGGTATTTGTCTGTTTATGTATTGCATGGCTTTACAGAAGAGAATAACGGCTAGGAAAACGCCTAAATATTGTAAACACTATAAAAAGTATAAAATATGAGCAAATATAGATACAGAGAAATAAGGAACTATATCCATAACGAATTAAAGTTGACTAAAGAGGATATAAAAGATATAATAGTTCCAATTGTGAAAGAGGAAGTTAAACGTATCTTCCATAACACCTATGGGGACGATGTTAATATAGAGAGGTGGATTCGTTGTATGGTTTCTGACGAGATAAAGAAAAACGGTGATTACCTTATGATAAGAAATTTGTGTAGGGAGATAATTAAGGAGGAAATTGTCGATAGGTTGTCAATTGATATAAGCCTTAAAAAGAAGGAGGAATAATTATGAGCATATTTACGTTAGAGGAAATGAATCAAGCGATCAATATGGCAGTTGACGAAACATCTAGAAAGGCAGTTGAAGTTCTTTCGTCTGTATTGGACAATTGGGTACATGGCGGTGATGCAGATTGTATCATTGCGGAGTTTGAGGAAAAGTTAAATGAAGCAATTAATGGATAAAAGATGATGGGTGTATAGATGAAAACCATGAAAGGAAATATATTTGACAAAATAAGAAAAGCGTCTAATAAATACATAGAGTATATGATTGCTTGTGATGATATATCCAAAGAAGCACAAAAACATATAGATTGGGATGATAATGTTTCATGTGAATATTATCCGTCTGATGGGATATGTATAATGATAGACGAGCATGTTTGTTATGCTAATACATTCTTTGACTTGGTAGAAGAATCAGAAAACGGTATGATTGATAGGAAAACGTATATGAGAAATTGTATTTGATTATGAAAGTAAAGAACGGAATAATAATAGACGGGATGCTGCATGAATTGTGCGTTGGAATATGTGATGAGTGCTCATTACAAAATGAGTGCGATGATAGTTCAGAAATCATTTGCGATATAGCTTATGAAAACCCAAACATGGACCAGTGCTTTGTCAATCGTGGTAAAGTAACAGATATTAAAACAGAAAAGGAGGAATAAATTATGTGTAATTCAATAGAATGGGGCAGATGCGAAATATGTGGAAAAGAAACCCAGTTGGAACGTACTTATTTTTACTATCCAATTCATTGTGAATGTTGTGGCAATAAGGAAAACAGACATTTTGAAATGATAAGACATTGTAAAAATGTCCTGCCCCTATGCCTAAAGAAATACGTCCACTATGTAAGGCAATGGACGGTAAGACTTATCATGCGAGTGTTTCCAATATGCTTCCCATTGATATTCATGGAGAGTTTATTATAAATGAGCGAATAATTAAGGAGGAATAACTAAAATGGATATAGTACCTATTATAACAAAAGATAATCTTTCTAAGGAACAGATAGAATATCTGCAAAAGCAGCAAACAGAATATAAATTAGTTAATAAGATTAAGAAGAATCCAGGACATATCCTGTTCTCTTTTAATCGAAAAACAGGAGAAATTAAGAGAGCTTCTATTATACACAAGGTTGCTATTGGTTTGAATAGGCTTCCTGTAACCAAAACTGAAACGGTTATAGAACCTGATTGCTATTACGACCAAGCCTTAAATGAAAAGAATTTTAGAAAGAAATTGAAGAGAATTGGATTGTTAAGTGTTTAAACAATTAAAACAGATAATATGGAAGAAATAGATGAATTATATAACAGAATTTTAAACAATGAAAATTGGGAAATAGGTGATTTGGATAAATTGATTGATTTATCCATTAAACAGGAAACAAGTGCAATCAATGCTTCTATCAGAAACAAATTATCCCCCATAGTAAATGTAATCGAACTGATAGAATCATTCAAGAAAGATGAGATAGATGCTTCTATATTAACAACCGAATTAACGGCTTAAACCCATTTTACAACATTCAGTTGATAAATTATTGGAAATAGGAGGATAATATGAGCAAATTTAAGTTATATATTGCCCGTGACGAAGGCAAATGGGATGAAGATGTACAAAAGGCAGGAGAACTGAACCTGTTCTATGACACCCCGCAACTTCTGTTTAACGTAAAAGACTGGACATCATACTGGGGAAATGCCCGTAAGATAGCACATATTCCATCATACATGTATCCTCAAATCAAGGATAAGGAGTGTTATGTTTTCAACAATATTGAATTATATCAAAATTTTTAATGTATATAAAGCGAATTAAAGAAGAGGTGAGACCGTGTGTTTGTTGTAAAATAGAACACAAGATTTTTAACAGGAATAAATGGCTTTGTAAAAAATGCGATGACGATAGAAAGAAAAGTTCTTTGAATAAGAATACTCTTGAAAAAGAAAACAATGAACTTCAAGTTGTTTTTGACGAAATATGGAGAACTAGAAAACATATTTGTTTTCATTGTGGTAAAAAATTAGGAAATGATCCCAAACCTATATTTTTTAGTCACATTCTTTCGAGAGGAGCACATCCTACATTAAGATGTGATTCCGAAAATATTGTTTTGGCTTGTCAAAATTGCCATTATATCTATGATTTTGGTGATAGATCAAAACTTACAAAGCAAATTCCTGAAGAATTAATTTTTAAACTTTTAAAAAAAGAACGAGATGAATCAAGATAGAAAGATAATTGATTTATGTATCAAAGTATTTGAAAGTGCGGGTTTAAAGAGATTTGCAGCAAGATTGCAAAATTACGAAACACTTCCTGATAAGGAAAATGAAATGAAACTTTATGAGGAAGCTGATAATTGGATAAATTTTGCTGGTAATATAAAAAAGCGTAATTTTGTCTTTGGTAACGATTTTAGTTTATTGAAAGGTTTTATTATATCTCAATCGAAAGAGTATAATAAAAAGGGAGAGCCTGTTATAATTATCAATAAATTAGAAGATGAAACAGCTTCGTTTAAAGATAATCCTATCAAAAATTTGTATATCATTTACGAAGACGAAGAACAAAGAGATGTTGATTTTGAAAGATTATTAATAGCTAGAAACTGATATGGGAGAAAAGTATTTATTAAAAGAAGTCAATGCGCAAGGATTGCTGCATTGGATGAATGAAAATTTTAAAAAAGACAATGGTAAAGAGTTTAATCGAAATGATATTCAAGCTTATATAACAAGAGGACATTTACCTGAATATCTTGGTGGAAATGAGATTGTTGTGATTCCTAAAAAACATTGTACAATACGAATGTACAATGTACTTGCGAACGAAAATAATCAGGTTTATAAAGATTAGAAAAATGAAAACATCAGCTAAATATATTATTGTTGCAGACTGGGAAACAGGAGGTTTACCTAATAGCAAACAAAGAGCTTTTTTTGATGTACCTGCTGTAGAGTGGGCTATGTCTTGTATTGATTTGGAAAAATTGGAAATTATTGACAGATATAGTGCAATTTTACCTTATAATTACAAAGAAGATTTAATAGGTTACTCTGAAGAAGCTACTGCAGTTCACGGTATAACAAAAGAGATGCAAGAGGCTAATTCAGTTCCTTTGAAAGAAATTTATAAAACTCTGAAGTCTTGGTTTAGTAAGTATAAAAATCCTCGTCAGTTATGTACAATAGCTGGACATAATTTTGTTGCTTTCGATAAACCGTTTTTAGAGAACTTTTTCATTTATATGAATGACGATATAAATAATTATGTTCGATTTTGGTTAGATACAATGCAATTAGCTCATTTAAGTGCATTAGAGCAAATAGATTTTAAATTAGGGACGTGTTGTCAATTAGCTGGAGTTGATCTTGTTGAAGCTCACCGCGCTCAAAATGATGTCGATGCCAATGCTTTGCTTTTAATTTCTTATATAAAGAAATTGAGAGGAGAAGGTCAGACACAATTGTCAAATAAGAAGAAAATACGTTTTAGAAATACATTTGAATTGCAATGACGTCACTTGATGGAAAGGATTTATTATCAGCTAATCAAGTTGGATATTTATGTGATATTGTCGATAAAATAATTGAAGATCTACCTGGTAGAGCTTTAAATCAATTATTAGAAGGATATTCTAATGATGTTGATCGAATGTTACAGGAGATGCTTTGTCAATCCGAAAGAGCTCTTTATCTTGGACGAACACTTGATTCTGAAAGTCTTGATTATATAGAGAATGTTAAGGCCTCTATGGATACAACATTAAAAATTCAATCGCTTAATTATTTCATTGTCTCTATGCTTCCTAGCTTTAGAATGGGATGGAGAAATATTGAGTGGGGGAATTTAATTCAGTTGTTTCCATGGAGTTGTTATCTTTGTGGTCGAGGTTCAGGTAAGAGTTATACCTTCTCTTACGCATTTGTATTATGGAGATTATGGAGTTATTGTAGACCGACTTTATGGATACCTAATACAATTGATAATCAAAATCGAAAAGAGACTTGTTATATCACATCTACAATGACTTTAGCAAAAGTGCAGATTGCTAAAGTAAGAGAAGAGATTGAGACAAATGATCTTATAAAAGAAAAACTTAATCCAAATGGTAAGGCAAGTATCGGTGAAACAGGAATCGCGACAGAAACAGGTTCAATACTTCACGTTCGAGGTAAAGATGGTTTTATTCGCGGTCTTCACGTTGGAGCTTGTGTATGTGACGACATGCCTGACGAATCTTCGTTATATTCAGATGAGCAGAGAGAGAAGATCAAAGAATTAATCAAAGGTACTATAGAACCTATCGTAGAACCTTACGGTTATTTTCTTGTATGTGGAACTCCTTACTCTTCTTCGCCCAATGAATTATATCAGGTATTGAAAACTGATAAGCGATTTTATTGTTTTGAATATCCCGTAATTTTTCCTGACGGTCGTCCACTTGCTCCTGATAGATATACTTTTGATCAAATTCTTCAAAAGAAAGAAGAGTTGGGGACAATTGTATTTAATCGAGAATATCTTGTAGTTCCTATTAGCGATTCGTCAACGATATTCCCTTACGAGTATCTTATGAGATCTACGATAGGAATGGAGCAAATTCGATTTGCAACATCAATTGATGATTTTCCTATCAAATTAACTCGTGTGCATATAGGAGTCGATTTTGCTGTTTCAGGTAATATTGGCGCAGACTATACAGTTTATACAATTTGGGGTATTGATTCGATGAAGAATTATTATCTACTTTATTATTATAGACAAAGAGGTATGTCTCACAATGAACAAGTAGATAAAATTGTTCAACTAGATCGTTTATTTAGACCGAATAAGATAGTATGTGAATCGAATGGTTTTCAGTCCATACTTTCAGGTTTAGCTAAAGAAAGAGGATTGAAAAACATAGAGCCTTTTACTACAACAGAAGGAAATAAGAAGGATCTTTATACAGGTTTACCAAGTCTTTCTGCAATGTTTGAGAGAGGACAATTAAAGTGTCCTTATGCAGTTGGTGAAACGAGAGATGCAGTTAATGTGATGTTCGGAGAATTTTCATCCATCACTTTTAAAGGCGATAGTGGTAAATTAGAAGCTGGATCAGGTAAGGACGATATTTGTATGAGCACCTTTATCTGTATTAATAGTTTGCGTGAGGATGAAAAAGAAGTGAATGTTACAATAAATTTAGTATAAGATATTATGTATTGTAAAAATAAGTTAGCTTCACGAAAATATAAATTTATTTACAAGATGACGAACCTTGTAAATGGAAAAATCTATATAGGTCAACATGTGACTGATAATCTTAAAGATGGATATAGAGGTAGTGGTATTGTTTTGAAAAATGCTTTGAAGAAATATGGTAGATCAAATTTTGAATTTGAAATTTTAGAATTTTATAATGGGAATTCTAAAACTGAATTCAATGAATTAGAGCATAATTATATTAGAAAGTATAATTCAGATAACGAAAGTGTAGGTTATAACAGAACCGACTGCTGTGGAGGAGGTTATTTAGGGCAAGAAGTTTATGAGAAAAGAAATTATAAACATTCTGAAGAAGCTAAAGCAAAAATAAGTAAAATTCACAAAGGGAAGAAGAGAAGTCAATATCAAATCGAAGCAACTCGTCTGGGTAATATAGGAAAAGTTAATTATCACAATGAATCTAAAGAAAAGTCTTTTGAACAAAGATCTTGTAAAAGGGTCTCAAGAAATAGAGAGCGTATTGTTGAACAATATACTTTAGAAGGATTGTTTGTTCGAGAGTGGAATAGTGTTGCCGAAGCAGGACGAAGTTTAGGTTTAGAGAAGACAGCAACTTCTATTCGAATAGCGTGCGAAGACTGGACCAAAACATGTAAGGGATTTAGATGGAAGTATAAAGAATCTTCTGAAGAGAGATGTGAAAAAATTGTACCTATATATAAGAGAGCTACTGAGCGAAAATATTTTAAGAAAGGGAACATGGTGATTGAACAATATGATTTGGAAGATAATTATATTCAAACATTTGATTCTTATTCTGCAGCAGCAAGAGAAGTAGGTGTATCTGCAGGTTATCAAATAAAATTAGCATGTGATAACTTTCCAAATAGGACGGTTAGAGGTTTTTATTGGAAAAGAATTAAATAAGATAGTATGGCGAATAAACTAAGTGCCAATTTTATGGCAGAGCTATTTAAGTTAATCTATTTGGATCCATATCTGACAAGAATAGCTGTCTGTAATTTAACGTATCAATTGATACCTAAAGAGTGGCCTGGATATAAATTCCTTCTAAAAGAAGCGATTGAGATTTTTACAAATAAAGAGATTGTTCCATCTTTAGGGACAGTCTCTCAAAAGTACGTTGATAATGATTTTGTACAAGAAGCGATTGAAGAAGTTAAAAATGCCAATAAAGTAGATCGAGAATTAATAATTGATCAGTTAGAATCTTATATTAAGGATGTAGAATTCCAACTGTTAAGCAAAAAGGTTCACGATTTATATGAAGATGGAAAAAAGGAAGAGGCAATTCAAACAAATGCTTCTGAAAGTCAGCGAATATTGCAAATCTCGTTAAGACAAGATGCAGGAACCTTTCAAAAGGTATTTAAAGGGTTCGATTTGCGAATGCAAAGAAAGAGAAATGAAATTGAGACTAGTAAGACACCTGAAAAAGTTACACTTGGTATAGATAGACTTGATGAAATCTCTTATGGTGGTGCTGCAGTAGAGGATACGATTATGTGGATAATGAGGTCGGGTATAGGTAAGTCTACTGTATTAAGACATCACGGTATGAGTGCTGCATTAGATGGACATCCTGTTTTACACGTTCAGTTAGAAGGAGGTGTTCAGGCATGTCTTGATAAGTACGATCAATATTGGACAGGACAAAAATATAACGATATCAGGCGAGGATATCTAGAACCTGAAGATCAGGAAGCTGTATTAAGAGCATATCAAACGATGAAGGAGTATGGACAAGACATTGATGTTTATGGATTCGAAAAGTTTGGTGAAGCTACTATGGTAGATATAAGAAATCTTGTTCTTGATTATCATAAGGCAAACGGATTTTATCCAAAAGTTTTAATTCTCGATTCTTTGGATCTTGTTTCTACAGGCTTAAATAAGATTATAGATAACAATCCTAAATTCAAAAAAGATAAGTTACAGACGTGTGCTCAGTTATTTAAAAACATTTGCGTTGAATTTAAAATGGTTGGATTTACAGCAACTCAGGCAAGTGATGTTCCTATTGAGGTTTGGGATAATTCTGAGAGAGTGATCGATAGAAGTTATACAGAGGGTGATAAAACGCTTGTAAAGCCGTTTTCTTATGTTTTCACAGGCAATATGACGATGGAAGAAAAGAAGACTGATACAATGCGTATTTATAACGATAAGGTTCGTGACTTCAAAGAGTCTCAAGAAGTGATTCCCATTGCAACAGATTATGATCATGGGCGTTTTTATGATAGAGTGAGAACCAATCAATTATTCAATGGTTTACCTACAAAAACGCGAAAAAATGAAAAGCCTGAAAAAGAGAAAAAATTGACAAAAGCGAAAAAAGTTTGATTTATCGTTGGACCACGTGTATCAAAGTTGTACCTTTACAACACCAAAAGAAAAGAACAACAATTAAAAACAGAGAATTATGAAAGCAACTCACATTTTAACCGAAAAATTCGACACACGTAGAAAACTTGCTATCGCGTTTTAAAGGCAATGAATGATATAACCGAATGTGACAATGGAACCATCAGAAAACCGTACGAACTTGCAAGTTCGGTTTTAAAGGACGGACGTACATTAATACAAGCTATCTATGAGGATGGAGAAATACAATAAGTGATCTTGAAGAAGAAAATTAAATTATGTTTAGAGTTGATAAAGAAGAGTTAGTCCAAGAGTTAGGACTAACTCTATTCGGATCGGCAGGTTGGTTACAAAACAAAGACGAAGTCTGTCCTTTTTGTGGAAAAGGAGGTAAGTGGGGGATTCGATTTAATGATCAAAATAATAATGGTACATTTCATTGTTTTAAATGTGGAACGAAAACTAATTTAAGGTCTTTTTTAGCTAAAATCTCTAGATTAGATCTTGCTAAAGTAGATTATGAGAACAGTATCAAAACGTCTAAGTTGACTCCGTTGGTTGAGGACGAAGAAGAAGTCGAAGAATCTCTTGAACTTAATGAATGTAAACTACCTAGTAAATTACAGTATTTAGATAAAGATGAGTATTTAGATAAAAGAGGATTCAACAAAAGATATTACAATGAATTTAAACCGGCTATAACGAATTTTTTCTTAGAAAGAAAACTGAAAGAAAAGATCGTTTTTCAATTTACTATGAATCACAAGACGGTAGCTTGGTTAGCACGATCAACAAAAAGTAAAGAATGGCACGAACGCAATCTAAAGAGATTCAAGGAAGGAAAAGAGAAGTTGGTTCTTCGTTACGAAAACTCTACTGATGGATTTGCTAAGGTAATAGGTGGATATGACAATATCACAGATACTACTGACACTTTGATAATTGTTGAGGGTATGTTTGATTATATATCTGTTGACAATAAATTGCATTTATACGAAACAGATGAGATTAAATGCATATTCACATTTGGTAATAACATAGGTACAGATCAGATCAAGCTGTTGAGAAAGAAGAGAGGTGTTCGAAATATCATTTTAATGTACGATCCTGATAAACCTGAAATGATTAAAAGCGCTTCACTCTCTCTACAAAGATACTTCAATGTGAGAATAGCCCTTCTAAAAGATAAAAAGAAAGACCCAGGGGATGCAACTGCAAATGAATTACTCGATGCTTTAGACAATTTGATTGAGCCCATAAATTTTTTCGCAAATAATTTACTGTAATTGTTGGACCGCGTGTATCAAAAGTGTACCTTTACAACATCAAAAGAAAAGGACAACAATTTAAAACAGAAAATTATGAAAACAATGATGATGCCAAAACTTAGAAAAATTCAAGTTCCAGTAATGAGAAATGGAAAACCGACTAAAAGAATGAAAGAAGTTTATGAACCATTTCTTTGTGAAGTTGAAATGGATTGCATTGAACATGAAGGACATAAAGTTTATTTTGAAAAAGAAAGTAGATTTGCATCAACGGCATATAGAGAAGATGGAACTATTCTCACAGGAGAATTCATCTATGGTAGATACGGAAAAGAATTACACAAAGAAGGTTTATTTGTGAGAGATAGAAAATTAGTGACTTCATCAACAGGATATAATGGCTCGACAATGAAAGGATGGGGAGGTCGATTAGTTAAAATTAATTGGTAGTTATTTAAAGTTTTATAGAAGAAAGGGTTACGAATTAAGTAGCTCTTTCTTTTTGTTTTAAACATAATTTAGTTATTTTACACGAAAAATTCGAAAATATGAAATCGCGTAATTTAACCAATCAAGAATTTGTAAATATATTACAATTAGAATATCTCAGTCAAAGACTTAGAGCAATTATATACGAAACACCTCACTTTAAGAAAATGAGTGGTGATATTGCTGAAAAGAAAAAGGCAAAGATAATTGATCTCACTACAAAATTTCACTTTCCAAGTATATTCGATTCAGACATTGCTTTAGAACTCTTCTTTCAAAAAGATTTTTTAAAAGAATCAGGTAAACCAAATTTTCAATATGTACCTAGTTCAGAAAAGAGTGTTTCCTATTGGGATTCATATTATCTTTTTCAGAAAGGACGAATCGTTATTTACAACGAAAAAGAATATAAAGTAATCGAAAATCGTCCTAATGAAAATATTGTGATTCTCAAGGTTAACAAAGGATTTTTAGAGGTACCTTATAGTGATGTGAAAGTTAAGTTGTTGTACACCATATCTATCGATTCTTTCAAGTAAATATTGTATCTTTAGACATCATTTAAAAATGACAGAATTATGATTATAACAAAAGAATTTGAAGGCGAAATGGCGCATATTGTTCGGAATTGCTCTACAGAGAGGTGTAAGTTTTCGATACATGGTCATTCTTTTAAAGTGTTAGTGAGTTTTACAGCGAGTTCGAAAGACAGAGGTCAAATGCTTATGGATTTTGGTCTTATGAAAACAACAATCAAAAGTTTTATCGACTCATTTGATCACTGTACTGTCTTATGGAAAAAAGATTATCCTGAATACATTAACGACGTAAAGAAGTGGTCTGATAGATGGATAGTTTTGCCAGTGAATCCATCTGCAGAAATGTTATCTTTATATATGTTATATGTTATAAATAAGATACTTAAAGCAACGATTTTCAATAACGGAGAAAAGAATGTTATCGTTCATTCTGTACAATATTATGAAACAAGAACAGGAAGTGCAACTGCATTTGAACATGACGCTTGTTTTTTACCGGTAGATTTGAAAGCAGAGTTTTCAGAAGGAGTACAGAAAGATTGGCCGATTGAACTCAGACGATTTTTTGCTGAAGGAATGCCTGAAGGTGTAAAGTATTTCGAAAATCCTAAAATCGAAAAACAAGTATGACAAAGATGCAATTAAATGAAAAAAGACCGATTATAGAATTGTTTAATTCTATTGAAGGAGAATCTGTAACAGCCGGAGAACCGACAATTTTCGTTAGATTGTCAGGTTGTAATTTGAGATGTATGTTTGCAAATAGTATATGTGATACAGCATATTCAAGTTTTAAGGCTGATAAAGGTAAGTATTGTTATCAAGATGTGATCAATTTGTTAGAGAAACATCCACTTACTCCTTCTGTTTCGATAACAGGTGGAGAACCATTTTTATATCCTGAATTTGTTTCTGAACTTATTGATATATGTGACGGAGAATACGATAAGTATATTATAGTTGAAACAAATGGAAGTATTGTAGTTGACAGCGAGCTCTTGAAGAGAATTGATCTTTTAAACATCTCTCCAAAACTTAGTTCATCAGAACCTACTCAAGAGAAATGTGAAAAACTTGGAATGAGAATGAGTGATGCGATGAAGTTACATTCACACAAACGTTTCAATAAAGAAGCACTGTGGACAATGATTACATTTGCTAAGGATTTCAGATTGAAATATGTTGTAGGAGGTCAAGAAGATTTCGAAGAAATTGAAAAACATATTCGTGAATTGATTGATTATGACATCTCGCAGCGAAGAGAAAAGAGGCAACCATTTTACAATAACAATGAGGAAGAATTGTGGTATGATATGAAATTTATCAAACCGTGGAATATAACTCTAATGCCGGCAGGTGCAACAAACGATCAACTTGATCAGAATAGAAGAATGGTTGCTGAGTATTGTGCTGAACGTGGATATAATTATACCGATCGCTTACAAATTGTGATTTGGGGTACTGAAAAAGAAAGATAAAGTTATGATGAAAATTAAAGCAGGACAAAATATGGTTTTGTCTGAAAAAGAAAGAGAAGAAATGATGTCAAGAGCTACGAAGGCTTATGGCGAGTTTTTAACAGCGTTAGGATACGATTGGGAAAATGATCCGAGTATGCAGAAGACGCCCTATCGTGTTGCAAAGGTTTTTGTAAAAGAGTTGGGTGGCGGAGCTTATGATAATCCTCCAAAGATTACTGTATTTCCGAATGAAAATGGTTACGATGGTATTGTCTTTCAAGGAGGAGTTGAGGTTCATAGTTTCTGTGCTCATCATATTTTACCATTTTTTGGAACATGCGATGTGGCTTATATTCCGAAAAAAGATGGTAATATTATAGGCTTGTCTAAATTAAACCGTATTGTAGATTTCTTGTCAAGAAGACCTCAAACTCAAGAATATCTATGTAAACAAATTCACGATTATTTGAATGAAATTCTCGGTGAAAATCAAGGTATTTTTGTTCACATCAGAGCTGAACATACGTGTGTAAAACTTCGTGGTGTTGAAGATAATTCGGAAATGCAAACAACGTACTGTTCAGGTTATTTCAAGACTAACGAAATTGGAAGCCGTGATGAAGTGTATAAAATGATTGAAAATTGTTCTAAAAAATAAGAAGATGAATTATAAAGAATATGAAATAAAAGCAAATCAAACGCCTATATACAATCCCAAAGTGGCGATTCCTTATGTTGTAATTGGTTTAGCTGGAGAGATGGGTGAGACGTTTGAAAAAATGAAAGACGAAGCAAATATCGAAGATGTTGTGTTAGAAATCGGAGATATGATGTGGTATTTAGCGATGATTCGTATAGAACTGAATCTTCCTATTGAAGACGATTGGGATTGGAATGAAGATGTTCGGATGCCGTCTCCGTTTGATATTGTTTCAGAAGTTGGTAAAATTGCTGAGCAAGTTAAGAAGTTTTTGAGAGATGATTGGTCTGAGGATTCATGTAATCATTTTTCAGAAAACAGAAAAGATCAGACTGTTGAAGCGTGGAAGAATGTTTGGAGTTATTTGAATGGTCTTTCAAAATCTTTAGGATTAACGATTGAAGAGATTGCTCTTAAAAATAATGAAAAATTAGCATCTCGTAAAAAGAGAAATGTAATACACGGATCAGGTGATTTAAGATAATTATGAAGTACAAGAAAATAAGTTTTTGCGGATCGTCATGTACAGGTAAGACAACTCTTATTGAAGCAATGAAAAAGGATCCACAATTTGAAGGTTGGTCATTTTTTACAAATGTTGTAAGAGATCTTCATAAAGAAGGACGTGAGATCAATGAAAAAAGTAATTCAGAGACTCAACGAATGATTTTTGATCGATATAATGAAATTCTTTCGAAGATGTTTGAAGCTCCTTCTGTTGCTGACAGATGTATAATTGACGTTGCTGCATTTACGTCTGTTCTATTTGATCAGATGCCGGTAGGTAGTGAGGATTTTATAGATATGAGTATAGAAGAGTTCTTTCAAAGAAAAGAAGTTATCAGAAGAAAGGACGATTTATCACTTCTAGTGTACACACCTATTGAGTTTCCTGTAGAGAATGACGGAGAAAGATTGGTCGATGAATTATTACGTGAATCTTTTGATCAAAAGATTCAACAGATTTTGAAAAATTCTGATATTCCACATTTAAGGGTGACGGGTACAGTAGAACAGAGAATGATGCAAATAAAGGAGGTAGTCTTTTCTGAAAAATAATTTCGACAACATGTTGCTACATTGAAGAAATAGATCGACCTTTACAGCGTCAAAAGAAACAAAAATAATAACTTAAAAACAAATGAATTATGGCTGAAAAAAAATCATTATTGCTGTTGCGTAAAGAAGCAAATGAATTGGGTATTCAAAATTATGCTAAGTATAGCAGAGATGAACTGGAAAAGTTGATTGAACAGAAGAAAGCTGGTATTACAACTGTTACTGACGAAGAAATGATTGCTTCTGATGAAGATGTTGCAAACGAACAACAGATGGTTGAAGAGCATGCTAAAACTGTTGCTGAAGACGCAGAAGATCCCGATCCTGAAGTTGCGAAGAAAGAAAAAGCTGCAGCAAAAGAAGCGAAGAAAGCTGAAAAAGCTGCGAAGAAAGAAAAAACTGCAAAAGAACCGAAAGAAAAGAAACCGCGTGCTCCGAAAGTTGTTTTGAATGTGAAACCGAAAGGTGAAAAGCCTGAAGGCCTGAGTGAAATTTCTTCTAAGATTTATGATGAGTTATTGAAAAATGACGGTCGTTCATTCTATCAGATTGCAAAAGCATGTAGTACATATTATACAGTTGTTAAGCATGTTTGCGATAAGCACTTTGAAGCTGTTGAAAAATAAAAGTTAAAGTTGAAAATTAGTTGAAGGGGTTGAGTGATATGAGTTTACTCAACCCCTTTTCTTTAAAGAAAAAGATATGAGGGAATTGTTTGCCGAACTTCTACAATATTTAGAAGACAATTTTATTGAATATAAAGTTTTAGAAGACGAAGATGAATTTTTAATTGATATAAACGATAAAGTTTATCAACTCTTTGAACCGTTTAAGTGGGATAAAAATGAAAGAGGTGTTTATTTTGATGAACACTTTAATTGGGCGTGTGATAGAACTGAATACGATTACTATATTTTTTGCTTTGGATCTGTTTGGTATGCTTTAGAAAGAGGTAAAGAAGAGTCTGTAAAGCTACAACCTGTAAAATGGATTGGTAGAGCTAAATTGGTAGACGAAAGTCTTTATATAGATACATATCTTGGTATTCACGGACCATTCGAATTAATGAATGGAATGTGTTTATATGATCAGTGGTGTAAGAAAGCTAAATTTTTAGGTATTACTAGTTTAGGTTTGTGTGAAAAAGGTACACTTGCTGCAGCAATGAAATTTCAGATTGCATGTCAGAAAAACGGAATACGAGCTATTCAAGGTTTGGAAATTAAGGTTTCTGACGAAGTAAATGATATTCGTTATACAATCAAGGCATTTGTTAAAAATCAAAAAGGCTGGGAGAATTTGTTACATCTAAATGAATTGATGAACAAGACTAATACAGAATATGTAACAGAAAAAGATATTCTTGAGAGTGAAGAGGGTTTGATTTTTATATGGGATCCTAAAACAATTGATTATACGAAGATTCCAAGAGAACTCAAGAAAATTATTTCATTTTATCAATTAGATACAGTTGAATACGAAAAAGATGATCGTGATGAATTTTACTTGAAAAATTTGAAAAAGTTTTTTGACAGTAAAATGAATCCGGTTGCAATGTGTGATGCGTATTATGTTGAAAAAGAATGGTCTCCTATTAAGAGAAAAATGAATACCTTAGCGAAGGTCGTTACTTATGAAAGTGATAATCAATATATGAAGAACTATCAAGAATATTTTGAAGAACTTGGTAAGTTGTTTGGAGACGATGAAGCATTTTTTGATACATTTGAAAAAGCTGTTCAAAATTTGAAAGAAATTTCTTTTGAATGTAACTTTGTAATAGAGACTCAAAATAGACACATGCCTGTATATTACATGACTGATGAAGAGGCTTTACAATATGAAGATAATATTGCTATGTTCGAAGATCTCATAATCAAAGGACTCGAAGAACATCCTGAGATACTTGAAAATTATTCTGAAGATGAAGTTGTTGAGAGACTCGAAAAAGAGATGAAGGTAATTGAAGATGGTGAAGTGGTCGACTATTTTTTAATGCTTAGAGACATTGTAAAGTGGTGTAAGAAAGAAGACATTCTAATTGGGTCTGGTCGTGGTTCAGCTTGTGGATGTTTGATTTCGTATTTACTAGGATTGAATTACATTAATCCTCTTGATTACGATCTACTATTTGAAAGATTCTTAACAACAGGTCGTTTGATACGTCACGATAAGATTGAAGAGGTTATCATTAACGAAGAAAGTTCATCACCTATTACTATACCTTGTACAAGTTTTGTTCGTATCTTCAGAAACGAAGAAAAGATGATAGTTAAAGCAGGTGAATTAAAAGAAGGAGATATATTATTAGATTATGATAACGATTAAAAGTCTTAAAAAAGAAGTTCGAGAAATAAGACAACTCGGATCGATGCCTGATATTGATACAGACTTTGAGGGCCAACAACGCCCTCGAGTTAAAGAGTATATGGAAAAAAGATTTGGTATAACGCAAGTGACGTCACTTGGAACATATACGACAATGCAATTAAAAGCTGCAATTACAGATCTTGCTCGTTGTGAAGGTATTTCGATAGGAACAGTTAGAAGAATTACTTCTAAATTGAGAGACGAGGAGGGTATGAAAAGTATTGAAGATTTTTTCAGAGTTATCTGCAGTGATACGGAGTTAAGAGAGTTTGTCAAAAACCATACAGAATTAATCAATGATGTTATGGTTTGTTTGAATTCTCCTAAATCAGCCTCGATTCATGCATGTGGTACAGTTGTGTATCCTGATGAGAAGTCGTCAGCACAGTGGTTGCCAGTTAGAGAGTCTAATGGATTGGTAGTGACAGAGTGGGAAGGTGCAGAAATTGAAGAAGCTGGTTTTTTGAAAGAAGATATTTTAGGAATTGCTCAGCTCGATAAATTAGCTGATATTTTAAAATTAATTGAGAAAAACCGTGGTATCAAATTAGATCTTTATAATGATGTTCCTCTAGACGATCCAATTGTTTTTGAGTATATTGAAAAAGGTTATTTAGGTGATGTTTTTCATTTTGGTGCAAAAGGACTTTCTTCATATTGTGTACAGATGAAACCACACAGTCTTGATGAAATGGGATTATGTGCAGCATTATATCGTCCTGGTCCAATTGAAAATAATTATCACAATGAATATATCCTAAGAAAGAGAGGTGAAAGTGAAATCGAATATCCTATAGGAGCAGAAGATATTCTTCGTCCACATTTAGGATTATTGATTACTCAGGAGGATATAATGAGATTATGTCAGCATTTGGCAGGATTTGACCTAGAAACAACAGATTCGGTAAGAAAATGTATTTGGGGTGAAGAATTGTTTTGGACTCCTGATGGAGCTGTTAAAATTAAAAATATAAAACCATTTACTTCCGTTACTACGTATAATGAAAAAGAGTGTTGTTTCAAATGGAATAAGGTTTATAGAAGAGTTTATAAAAAAGAAAAGGAGTGTATTAAATTGAATATGCAAGGAGACAATCACTTTACATGCACTCCGGATCATAAATTATTAACAGAAGTTGGTTGGTTAGAAGCTAAGGATTGTGTAGGACACTATGTTTACAAAGATCTTAGTAGAAGATTTGGAACACTATCTAAATCTAAAGAAGAACTTTATTTAATGATAGCTTTATTGACAGAAGGATCTATAGGAACTATTGGTTCGTGTAATTTTGTTAATAAAGATGAGTCAGAATTGAGTGAATTTAAAAGATGTTATAAAGAATTTGTTCGAGAAGAGCCTAAAGAATATTATAATCAATATACAGGATGTACGAGCTTAAAGATAAAAGACTCTGTTGTTACAGATTTAGGTCTTGAATTTGTTAAATCAGATGAAAAAAGGTTACCTGACTACATTTTTTCTTTAAATGAAGAATGTCAATTATTTGTTCTTGGGAAATTAATTGATTTTGATGGCTATGTTGCTTCTAAAAAGGGAGGGTTATTAATAGGTTATTCTTCTAAATCAAAGGAATTGATTGATCAGATAAATATTCTTTTTAGTTGTCTTGGAGTTTTAACTACAACAAATTCAAGAAGTTTTGCAGAATATCCTGAGAAATATTATGATATAGGAATTTCTTCTATTGAAGACGCTTTGAAGATCAAAGCAATGCTCGAACCATATTCGACAAAAATTAAAGAACGATTTAATTTTAAGTTAGAGGATTTTGATCTAGATTCTTATAGTCAATACAAAATACCTTTTGAAATTTGGCAACCTATTATTAAAAATCTCATTGATCATTCCGGATATAATTGCAATGAGTTGTTAGGAAAGAATATTTTGAATTACGGAATCAATCGTCCTTTTGACTTGACTTATAGGAGAGCTGAAAAAATATTGAAAAGATGTGGAAGAAGTAAATATCTTGAAAACATTTTAAAAAGAGAATTCTGTTTTTTGAAAGTAGAATCTTACGATAGGGTTGGTAAACTTCCTGTTTATGATTTTACAATGACATCTGATAGAAGCCCGTACGCTTTTGTAGGTGGAATTTTAGCTCATAATTGCATGGGTAAAAAAATTACATCTAAATTAAAGAGTTTCGGCGATAAATTTGTAAAAGGTTATGTTGAGCGTTTTGGAGTTGAAGAAAAGTATGCTCAAGATCTTTGGAAACAGATGGAGGAGTTTGGTAAGTATGCTTTTAATTTTAGTCATGCAATTGCGTACTCGAGAAATGGATATAACTGCATTTGGCTGAAAGCTCATTATCCCATTGAGTTTTGGTCTGTAACATTCTCACATGCGAAGATTGAGGATTATCCGTTTTACATCAATGAAATTCAGAAGTTAGGTAATATTACAATTAAATCTGTTGATATAAATAAAAGTGATATAAACATTGTTTCTGATGTCAAAACAAGTAGTATGTATTGGGCTTTGAATTCAGTAAAACAATGTGGAGATAAAGCTCAGGAGTTTATTCATAATGAACGGGAAAAACATGGTGAATTTTTCTCGTTAGATGAATTCATTGATCGTTGTGTTGTAAAAGGTTCTCCTGTCAATAAGTCGGTTATTGAAAACCTTATTTATAGTGGAGCGTTTGATAAACTTGAAAATATCACTGCACCACATGAACGATTGAGATTAATAGAGTCTTATCGTGAGAACAAGAGAGTAAAAATTCTTGAAGATAAGGATCTTTTAACTAACATTATAAAAGCAAGAAAGGAGAAAAACGATTGGTGGTGGACGTTACAACAGAAGAAATTATCCGGATTTGCATCTTTTGATTACAAACGTCTAATCGAGGAATATCATTCAGATGATGCATTTTCAGATGCAGAATATTTTGATGTAAGTGAGTTGAAGTATTGGGATGGCAACGATCGCTCTAAGTGTGCGATTATCGGAGGTTTTGTTATTGATATTATTGAGCGTAAATCGAAGAAAGGATTGTTCGCAACAATAGTTTTAGAAAGTAATTACGAATTTATAAATGTAATTGTTTTCCCTGATTTGTTCGCTGAATATGCTGACTTTTTGAGAGAAAGTAAAAACAATCTTCTATTGGTAGACGGATATATTCAATTTGATAAGTGGAGACAAGAATATGTTCTACAAACAAATTTGAATACGTCATTTACTGTTTTAAGTTGATGAAAAATTCAAAACAAACAATGACTCGTTTAAGAAGAGTTTGTTGGATTAAACTAAAATAAACAGTAATTTTACCTATGTAAAACAAAGATAGATATGAATATCATAGTAGAAGAAGGAGATAAAACAATCGTTTTACATTCACCTGATACAGATGAAGATATTGAATTAGATGAAGTAACAACGATTAACTATTCAAACTTATATGGTGAAGCTGTAACGATTTCAGCTTTATTAAATAAGGTTGGAATGTGGAAAGCTGAGTATGAGCGAAAAGCTAAAGAGGCTAAACTTTATTGCGATGTTTTTGTATCTCAATTAAAGAAAAAGTATCGTAGAGAAGCTCTGAAAAATCATGGACAAGTTTCTGTTGATGGTGAAGCTGTAAAGTTGACAGAAAAAGGTCTTGATGAAATCATTCTTTTGAATGAGGAGTATCAAAAAGCGGTACTAGATCAGATTGAACTTGAATCTAAGAGAGATAAACTCGATTCTTTATTTTGGGCAATCAGAAGTAAAGATCAGAAGTTGAATAATTTACTCCCTAAAGTTGTACCAAAGGAATTTTTTCAAGAATTGGTTGAAGGCAAAATTAATTCATTTATAATACATAAACCGAAACAATGAGGATAAAATTAACTGAAACATTTTTCATAGAACAATGTTTACATGCACCCTTTAATTGGGATTTGATTAAAGTCTCTTACGGTAATCGAGGAGGAAAGGAGAATGTGAGAGTTGAAACTGCAATTGCTTATGGTCTTTCGCTTGAACATCTTTCTAAAAAGATTGCAGACTTTGAAATTTTTGAAAAAGAAGAAGATTTTAAAACATTTCAAGAGTATATTAATCAGTATAAAGAAATCAGTAACGAAGTAGTAAACAAAATTATTAACAATTTAAAAAATTAAAATTATGGCATTTGATCGTTCGAAATTTAAAAGAGCTAAGATTGAAGAAGTAGATGAAAACTTGAATAAAGCTCAGGAAACAATGAGTCAGTTCGGTAAACAAGGTGATCGAGCAAGTTTTTTATCCCTCGCAAAAGAAGGTCGTTATGAGATTCGAATTTTACCTTCTGAAACTCAAAGACCGTATGTTCCTCGTAAGTGTGCAAAATTACCTATCGAGTGTACTGTTTTTGATAAAGATGGTAAAGATACTGGTAAAAAAGAGATTCGAATGAAAGACGTCTTTACATCAGATGTACACAGTGATCGAATGCAAGGTCAAGATGCTGTTGCGATATATATTGAATATATAGATAAAATGGCTGCAGAAATTCAAGATTCTGATGAACGTAAGAAATTTAGAACTCCTATTACTGGATTTCGCAAAACGAATGGCGAATGGGTATGGGGAATAGCTCCTACATTGAATTACGTAACTTATGTTTTATATGACAAAGAAATTCACCGCATGGATATTCGTCCTCAATGGTGGAAGGCTATGAAGTCAATCTCTATTGAGAGATCAAAGAAGGCAGTGAGTTTGGACGTATTTTCTGATCACGAAACAGGGTATCCGTTGATTATCAATTATTACAAGGATGAAAAGAAGAAAAATGTTTACGATCTTTCTTGTGGTTTGCCTGAAGTAGGTGAGACTTGGGATGAGTTTTTCGAATCTAATAGAGTGCCTGATTCAGTTCTTGAAGCATTAGATCAATTACCTTCATTAGAAGATCAATATGTAGACGTCTTTTCGCGCAAGGATTGGGATATGCAGCTTGAAGGTCTCAAAAGAATTGATGAAAAGTATGGTTTTGATATTTTTGAAAATGATGAATTTTTAGATCGTTTGGAACAATTAGAAGCACTTGTTCCGGAAGTTGAAGATGTCAAGAAAACTGCAACTACTTCTAGTGATGAAGTTGAAGATGAACAAGAGGATGAAGTTAGAGTTTCTACCAAACGTGAACCTTCTACAAAGCCAACACAAACAGCTTCAAAATCAACAACTTCAGGTTATCCTCCATTGATCAAAATGAAGGCGGAATTGAAACAATATATCGAAACAGAATATGAAGGAACTGAAGTATTACCTGATCTACCTATCGTAGAAATGCGTAAGTGGTACGATTTGATGAAACAAGGAATGATGCTTCCGTTTGACGACTATAAAGAAAAAGTTGTTGAAGACCTCCCTTTTGATGAGGGTGATTCACAAGAAGCTGCAGATGAGTCGCCTGTAGAAAAAGCAGCAACAAAAGCATCTAGAGCTGTTTCTGAATCTGTTAAAGATAAATTAGCAAGATTGCGTGCTGAGAGAGGTAAGAAGTGATAAAATCATGGGGAAGAAATTTCTTCCCCATAAATTCGATTTATATGAAAGATAAGTGGATTTTTATTATTTTGATAGTCGGATTATTCGTTGGTTTGTTGTTTTTTAATATCAGATCGAACAAAAAGGATCGAGATATTAAAGCATTGCAAAATGAGATTGAATTTTATACAGATTCTTTGAATCGATATACCAAATTATATCCTTCGTCTAAATTTTCTGAATTGAAAAAGAAGAATGAGGAGCTTTATAAGCAACTGAAAGATAAGGAGGCTTTGGTTGAAGCGATTCGATTTGAATATAAATATAAATACGAAGGTAAGGAAGAAGTTATTGACAAACAAATTGAAAAAGACTCTCTCTATCATTTTAACATTCAAACCGATACAATAGGATATGATCTTAAAATATGGTCTTCTCATTTGTGGAAATATAAACTTATATTTAATCTTACAAATGAATTTACTATAACCCGTCAACAAGTTGGTGATAATAATCGTTTGGAAATAAATTCGTACCTTCCTGGAAAGATTGAAAACGTAATTACCTGGAACGAAAGACAGAAAAAACCTAGATTTTCTATTGGACCTTCTATTGGTGTTGGTTACGGAATGTTTTCTAAAAAAATCGATTTATTTGTAGGAGCAACTTTAACTTATAATTTATGGCAGAAATAAAACCTATAGCGGTAATGAGTACCGATTGGCATCTTAAACCTTCTAACCTTGAAGACATTAAAGAGTTGACTCGTCAAGAGATATGTGTAGCTAAAGATATGGGAATTAATACTCATATTTGGCTTGGTGATATATTTGACTCACGCATTAGTCAGAGACAAGAAACACTCGATGCTTTGACTGAAATAATTGAGATGTATGAAGAAGAAGGACAAAAAATAATCTGTATTCCAGGTAATCACGATAAAACAAGTTACGATAGCGAAAAATCTTTTCTCGATGTATATAAATATCATCCGAATTTTGATCTTATCGATATGTTTGATTTTCGTGAAGTAAATGGTGTACACTGTTATTTTTTACCGTTTTTTGATAACGAAATATGGTTAGACGAAATCTCTAATCAATCAATTGAAAGGCCAGGTCATAGTGTACTGTTTTCTCATATTGCAATGCAAGGTAGTAGAAACAACGATGGTTCTAAAGTGGAAAGTGAAATTAAGCCTTCTTTATTTAAGGATTGGGGTAAAGTATTTCTCGGTCATTATCATGATCATCAAGAGTTGACTAAAAATGTTATTCATTTGGGATCCATTTCTCAAAATAATTTTGGTGAAGATGACAGAAAGGGATTTTGGATATTATACGAAGATCTTTCGTATAGTTTAATACCTTCTGATGGTAAGAGATATAAAAAGGAGGTCGTGAACTTAGATGAAATGACTTTCAAACAAGTTGATAAGGTTATTAAAGCACTGAAAGAAAATAATCCCAATGATTATGTTCGTGTCGAAATAGTTGGTAGTCAAGATCAATTAAAATCAATTGATAAGAAGATTTATCAAGAACTTGGTATTGATGTTAAATTGAAGGCAAAGGAACTTGAAGTTGCAGAAATTGAAGTTGCTGAAGAAGTGAAAGCTCTCTCTAATAGTGATATTGCTGTTAAATTTAAAGATTGGTGTAAAGAAAATGATTACAATTACGAAGAAGGTTATAACATTTTAAAGCAAGTATTATAATGGGCAGATTGGACGATTTATTTGGTAGAATTGAAAAGAGATTCGGAAAAGAAGCAATTGTGGGAACTAATGTAGAAGTCGAGACTGTATCGTCAGGATCTCTAGCGTTAGATAATGTTCTTGGTGGAGGATGGGCTTTAGGCCGAATTCATGAGTGTTTTGGGAATGAAAGTAGTGGAAAGAGCACGTGTGCATTACATCTTTGTGCTTCTGTGCAAAAAACACAGAAGAAAGCTGTAGGATATGTTGATGTTGAACAGGCATTAGATTTGGATTATGCGAGAAAACTTGGTGTAGATATTTCTAATGATAATTGGATTTTATCGCAGCCAAACTCAGCAGAAGAAGCTATGGAAATTATTCGCGAAATGTTAATGTGTCCTGAAATAGGTTTAGTTGTTCTTGATTCTGTTGCAGGTCTTGTACCACAAGCAACTCTACAAGGAGAAAGTGGTGATGCAAAGGTAGCACTTGTTGCTCGACTATTGTCAGCTCAATTAAGTATCTTGAAAAATGTATGTAAAAAGAACAATAATATACTATTCTGTATTAACCAATTAAGAGATAAGGTTGGTGGAGGTTTTGGTTTTGGAGGAGCGACAACAATGACACCTGGAGGCAAGGCATTGAAATTCTATTCAACGCAAAGAGTTGAATTTGCTCGAATCGGAACGGATAAAGATGGTGACATTGCTGTTGCAAATAAAACAAAAATCAAAGTTGTTAAAAATAAAATAGCTCCTCCATTTAGAAACTGTGAAGTGATGTTGCGTTTCGGAATAGGATTCGATACAATTCAAGAAGCAGTTGAGTTAGCTGTAAAATTAGGTATCTGTCAAAAAAGAGGTTCGTGGTTTTATTATGGAGACGATTATAAATTAGGTCAAGGTATGGATTCTGTTCGCGAATCGCTTATTGAGGATCAAGAGTTATTTAATGAAATATATGAAACCGTAAAGAAAGAGTTATGTACCCAACAAGAATAGTATTGAAAAATTTCGGTCCATTTGAATCTATTGATTACGATTTTAAACAAGAGGCGATCGCTGTCATTGGTGAAAATCGTACTCAAGACGATCAGTTGTCAAATGGATCAGGTAAATCGTTCTTAGAACAAGGATTATTTTACGGAATTTATGGAGTAAATCTTCGTGATAAACAAGATAAGAAGTTAATACGCAAGGGATTTGATACGGCATATATCTGCGTGTTTATTTATTGTCCAATTCGCAGACAAACTCTAAAAATCGAAAGAGAGCTAAGAGCAAAAGGATCTTCTGTGTTAGCGATATATTTGATTCATGACGGTGATGAGATTGAGATCGAGAAAGTTCAATTTGCAACAGTTCTCGATGGTAACAGATATATTGCTAATTGGGTTGAGATTTCGGCTGAAGATGCAAAGTCATATTATATTGTCTCAAAAGGTAATTATAATTCGTTTTTTAGATCATCTAACACAGAAAAGTTAGCTTTGATAAGTCGGTTTATAAACTTTTCTATGTTGGATAAAACAAAATCCATTATAGATGATAAGGTTTTGGTTTTAAACGAAGAAAAACAGGTATTGGATCGATCAAAGGCGTCTTATGAAGGAAAACTTTCGGTATATCAGGAACAGCTTCAAGAAATTCTTGATAGTAATCCTGAAGAAGAGCAGCTTCGAGAAATCAAAAAAGCTGAAGATTACATTGAAGATGTTAAAAGGGCTATTGAATCAAACGAACTTCGTATTTCAAAAGAGCAACAATCTGTTTTAGGTTTAAAGCATTCTTTAAGTGAATTGGAAAAATTACGTACAAAGGTTTCAGAGGAACTCTCGAACATAGATACTTCTAATTTTGATACAATTTACAAAGAAATTGACGAAGATGTAGATATGTGTAGACAAGAAAAGCGGACTAAAGAGAACTCTCTAAATGTTATTCAAAATAGAATTGTTGACATTAAGAGAACTCTTAATAAAATAGAAGTTTTACTTTCGGGAATTATAGTTTGCCCTAATTGTCAACACGAGTTTTTTCTTAAAACAGATAAAACGGTTCAAGAAATCAAAAAACATAAAGAGGCTACTGAAATCGAATTGAATAAAGAGTCTGCAGCAAAAGAAAATATTGAAAAATCAATTGAAGAGCTTGATGCTGTTTTAGACGAGTACATGTCTTTAAAATCTCAGACTGATAAAGAATTTGATGAGGTTGCGAATCAACAGAGAAATTTGAAGAAAAAGGTTCTTGAACTTGAACATAATATAGGAGGTTTAGATCAACAGATAAAATCAAAAGAAAATCTTATAAAGACACTTCAAAATGAGATTGAAAATGGTGAGAATTTGATATCTTTGAAATCGACTTATATTGAGGATCTTAAAAACACTAAAGTGGTAAAGAAAAGTACTGATGAGATTGAAAATACCATCAAAGAAACCGAACATCTTATTAACGATCAATGTAAGAAGATTACAGATAAAAATGATGAAATTTTTAAAATTCAAAGATGGACACAGCGATTTAAAGATTTCAAAATGTATCTCGCTATGGAACAATTAAAAAACATTCAATCTCGTGCTAATGAGATACTTAAATCAATGGGAAGTGATCTTAGATTAATGATTGAAGGTTTTAAAGTTGATGCAAAGGGGAAAGTTAAAGAAGAGATAACTCCTTATGTATTTCGTGATGAGATGGAATCTTTCTTCTATTATTCGGGAGGAGAGCAGGCGAGAACAGAAATTGCATTAATATTGGCAATCCAGCAAATGATTAATGCAACAAAGCAATATGGTGGAATGCAATTTTTGTTAGTTGATGAAATACTTGAGAGTGCTGATTCGTTAGGAATCGAAAACATCATCTCTTCAATTAAGTTTTTGAAACAATCGTCTATAATTGTTACACATGTACCTAAAATTAATGAAGAGATAAGTCAAATTCGAATCATAAAAGAAAACGGAATAAGTAGACTAGAAGAATGAAAGCAAATTTTGAAACAGGATTAAAAATATGTGGTCATTGTAAAAGAGAACTTCCTATTGAGATGTTTTATAAAAGTAGTAGAACTTCTGACGGTTTAAGTTGCAGTTGTAATGATTGTCGAAAAGAATATAGACAATCACAATCAGGTCGTGAAGTTAGTAAAAAAGCAAGAATTAAACATACGCGAAAATATAGTGAAAAATATAAACAAATACGTCAAACAGAAGAATGGAAAGAAAAACATAGAAATTATAATCATACCGAAAAAGGTAGAGAAGGAGAAAGATTGAGATCTAAAAGAAGACGTGAATTAGGAAAAGTTTCTGAATTACATAAAAGAAGATATCAAACAGATCTAAATTATAAGATAACTTTTTTATTAAGAGGACGATTTCATAAAATTTTAAAAGGAAAAATTAAATCAGGTCACACTCTCGATCTTCTTGGTTGCTCGATCGATGAGCTGAAAGCTCATCTCGAGATGCAATTTGAACCCAGAATGACGTGGGATAATTATGGTGAATGGCAGATTGATCATATCATTCCGTGTTCTTATTTTGATCTGACAAAAGAGGAAAACCAACGTATCTGTTTCAATTACAGAAACTTACAACCTCTATGGGCGAGTGAAAATAATACAAAGAAAGCAAAGGTCCCTGATAATGTAGAGGAAATTGTTGAATTTTTAAGAAAGGAGATAAATAATGAAATTTTATATAGGAATTGACGTTGGAATGCGTGGCTATGTATCGATTATAGATGAAGATGGCAAGTTTACAGAATCCTTCCCTTTAATGAAGGATGTGAAAAATATAGATGTAGTTGAAATAAGTAATACATTATTCAATCTTTCTAAATACGAAGATAATTGTCATGTCATAATTGAGAATATACATGCAATTTTTGGTAGTTCAGCTAAAGGAACATTTAATTTTGGTTTTGTAGCAGGATTAATTGAGGGAATTATTGCTACAATTGGATTACCTTATACGAAAATAAATCCTAAGATTTGGCAAAAAGAAATGTTTAGAGGGATTAATATTATTACAAAACCTTCTACAACAGGTAAGACTCAAGTTGTTGATACGAAGAAAATGAGTTTTACCGCATCTCACAGAATTTTTCCAACTGTAGATTTGAGAAGAACAGAAAAATGTAAAAACGAAGACGATAATTTTGCAGATTCGTTATTAATTGCAGAATATGGTCGTAGAAAAAATTTATAAGATTATGATATACGTATGGTGTAATAATGAAGCGTGTTCAAATCATGCTAAAGAAGATATTCTAGTTAAAGCAGAATTCAAGTATAAGAATGGTGAAACAGTTCTCTCTAATGTACCGAGATGTCCTATATGTGGAAAAGAGATGTTTTATAGAGAAGAATTGCGGAAAGGGAATGGTATAAATGTTAGTTTTACTTCGTTTAATTCAAAAAGTAATGAAGATAAAGCGAGTATGCTTAAAAAGCGTTATCGAGATAATTTAAAAAAGGAAAATATCTCAGAGGTCATCAAACATAAGCGAGAACAGGCGACTAAACAATTTTTTGGTCTCGATTAAGTTGCAATCGACATACTAAAATAGTATCTTTACAACAAAAATAAAAAGAGATGGAAATAGGTCAAAAAATATTAGATAATCTATGGACACTTGTTGCTGTAACACAAAAGCAAGTGATTGTTATAGATTTTTTTGGAGACTTGAGAGCGTATATTGTTGATAGTTTCTCACCTAAAGTAAGAGATGTTTTCTTCAATGAAGTTCGAGGAGCTCAAGATATTACAGATTTTTCAATTCATTTACCATTCCAGATGGCAGAATTAAATCCTATAACTCTTGAGGATAGACTTCAGAGTCGACCAAAAAAGGATTTTAAGTTTGGACATGAGAATTATATATGGATGATTTCGAATAAAGAAAACGTTTACTAATACATATAATTATGGCAAGTCAAAAATTAACAAATTCAGATCGTGATTTTATCGTAAAGAACATCACGAATCCTATCAAAGAAAAAATTCAAAAGTTATTAGATGAGTACGGAAGTCTTGTTGATGTATATCTTGTGGGCGAGATTCCCAATGAAGTGAGAGAGTTTTGTGAAAAATATCCAAGAATAGCTAAAAAGCAAAATTATTTGGAATACACTTCGTTGTTTGTAAAGAGACAGTGGATATATCTTCAAATTCCTGTTAGTGAATATTTTCCTGGTTATTTTGAAGATGAAGATCAAATCTACAAGTTATTGAATAAATTACCTTTAACAAAGGAATTCAAGAAAAATGTAGAATCTTTGTTAAGTAAACAAAATCAACTCAAAAATAAAACGAGATGTGTTCTCGAACACATTAACACAACAAAGCAATTGAAAGATCAATTTCCTGAAGCATACTCTATCTTAATGGATTTGAGCGAGAAAGAGATCACTAAATGCGATAGTACTGAATCTTTACGAGCCGAATTGTCTCAAATAATGAAATGATATGGATAAAGAAGTTTTAGAATTAGAATGTTTGATACGTAGATATAATGATGCGTATCGAAAGGGTAATCCGTTAGTAACAGATCGGGAATTCGATCAACTTGTCGAACAATTACAAGAATTAAATCCGGATTCTGAATGGTTTAAGAAAGGTGTACAAGACAAAGTATCTGAAGATAGAAAGGAAAAACTTCCAATCCCTATGTTTTCACTTGAAAAGGTGAAGTCGCATGAAGAGATTTTGAGATGGATCAAATCTATTGATTTAAAATCTACAGATGAATTGATTGTTACACCTAAATATGACGGGATTTCATTATGTGTATTAGAGACAGTTGGAAATGCTTGGACTCGTGGTGATGGAGAGTTTGGACAAAATTGTACTGAACATTTTGAAAAATGCATAAACAGTGCAATTTATACACAATCTTTTGACAACGAACTTCCGATTTTCTCATTCGGTGAAGCGATTTTTAAAACAGCAGATTTTTTGAAAATCAAAGATGAAGCAGGATATAAATCTGCGAGAAATGCTGTTGCAGGTCTTCTCAACTCACCAAACGTTAGTGAGTTTGTAAAATACGTTAATTATGTAAGATATGGATGCGACAATGAGGATTGGGATAAGAAGAAGCAACTCGAAATTTTAAATGAATGTAGTTGCGAACAAAGTAGAGTTAATTTCTCAACAATTACAGTAAAATCACTTGAAGACGAAGACGGTTTTGTCAATCTTATGAATAGTTTGTTTGAAAAATTGACAAAAGGTTATAAATGTGACGGTCTTGTGATTGATGTAAACAATGCAAAGAAAAGAAGAGAATTAGGACGACTTGCGAATAATAATCCTAGATACGCTATTGCTTATAAAAATCCTGAATGGTCAGAAAGAGAAGAAACTGTTGTAAAAGAGGTTCGTTGGCAAATTTCTAAGGACGGAAGATTAGCTCCTGTTGTTGAGATTGAACCGATTGAATTGTGTGGCGCGACTGTATCAAAATGTACTGCATATAATGCTCGTTATATCGTTGAGAACAATATTGTTCCGGGAGCAAGAGTAGTGATATGTCGTTCAGGAGACGTTATTCCAAAACATCTTAAAACAGTTTCGTATACAAATACATATTCAAAGACTCCTACAGTTTGTCCAATATGTGGTAAAGAATTAATGTGGGATTCGAATAATGTAGACTTGATGTGTACGAATTCACAATGTGAAGGCGTATTATTATCTAGATGCGTTTATTTTTTCTCTATACTTGACTTTAAAGAGTTTCGTGAACCGACTATCAAGAAGATTTTTAATGCAGGATATAAAGATCCTACATCAATTATCAGATTGGATGAAAATGAACTTAAAAACATTGAAGGTCTTGGTAATGTTGCGGCAAAAGTACTTTCGAAACAATTTGAAGAGCTGAGAAAGAAAGGTACTAATTTTGCAAAAATGATGACAGCTTATAATTTTTTTAAAGGAGTTATAGCTGAGAAAACGTGTCAAAAGATTCTCAATGGATTGAAACTATATACTTACGAAGACATATCTTCTTTTGCCAAGGAGTGTAATGAGAATTGGGCATCTGAGATTGAAGGATGTGTAGAAGGAGTGGGTTTTAATACAGCTTACGCTTTCATTACGGGAATTATAGATTGGTGGACATCAGATTTGTTTACGATTCCTATTACATATTACGGTCTTGAAGAGAAATCGTTTGATGGTCAGATGACAATTGTTTTTACCGGATTCAGAAATAAAGATTGGGAGAGAAAACTTACTGAAATGGGTCATAAGATAGGATCTTCGGTGAGTAAGAAAACAACATGCGTGGTGGTAAAAGAAAAGGGAAGCAATTCGACAAAGGAATTGAAGGCAGAAAGTCTAGGAATTCCGATCTTTACAGCCACGGAGTTCAAAGAGAAATTCCTCTGCTGACTTTAACATTTTGCTTTAAATTTATAAATTGAGTATTGAAGTGGATTTTGTTGTGAAATAAGATCCACTTTGCTTTATATAAAAATTGATGTGATGAGATATTACTATAGAGAAAAAGATTGGATATATATAGGTTTTGATTATAGACCGCATTTAGTTGAAGCTATGAAGAGATTCAAAGCTAAATATAATAACGCAACTAAAGAATGGTATTTACAACTTAATTTAGAGATATCGTCTAGATTAAAGGGATTTCTCGAGGAAAATAATTTTGAAAATAAACGAATTTATCGGCCTCAAGAAATTAAATTAAATCCTATACACAATTATGTTGAAGAAAGTGAAGTGAAACAATTAATTGACTTTCTTAAGTTACCTCTTAATTTGAGAGATTATCAAATTGAGGGAGTAACTTATATGATAAATCACGATAATTGTATCAACGGTTGCTCTATGGGATTAGGTAAATCACGCCAATCAATTGCAACAGTTGAATTACTTGATCTTTTCCCGTGTTTAGTTATATGTCCGTCTACAGTCAAGACATCTTGGGAGAGAGAATGGAAAAGGTGTAATCCTAATAGGACAATACATATTATAGATTCTAAAGATGGTGATGATTTAGATTGGAAAGTAGACGTTACTATTATAAACTACGATTACTTGTTTAAAAAAACAAAAAGGGGCGAAGAGTTAAAATTAAGGTATAGCAGAAGTTTGTCTAAAAAATGGGGATGTGTTATTCTTGATGAGATACACTTATGTAAAAATCCCAAAACAATGAGGTCGAAGGCTGTTGAAAAAATTGTGAAAAAAGCACATAAAGTCTTTGCGTTGAGCGGAACGATTATTCAGAACAGACCTCAAGAGCTTATAAATATTCTAAGGATATTAGGACGATTTGACGAAATATTTCCGAATATGAAATATTTTTTAAATAGATATTGTAATGCAAAAATAACGAGATTTGGATTAGATTGCTCAGGAGCTACATACACATTAGAGTTACACAATATATTGAAACATTACTGTTACTATCGAAAAGAAAGAAACGATGTTTTGAAAGAACTTCCTAATGTTATAGAACAAACAATCGAATGCGAGATAACGAATAAGAAAGAGTATCAAAAAGCCGAAGAAAATTTCATTGAGTATCTTGAAGATATAGACCTTGAGGCTGCAGAGAGAGCGAGACGAGCTGAACATTTAGTTAAATTAGCGAATTTGAAAGATCTATCCATTAAAGGTAAGATGAAATTCATTACCGCATTTTTAAAAGAATGGAAAGAGATTGCAGAAGATGAAAAATTAATCGTTTTTGGTGTAAGAACCGAGCCTCTAAAACAATTGCAAAAAGAATTTGCAAAAGATAGTGTATTGGTGATCGGTGAACAAACAACAGATGAGAAGATGAGGAGAGTTGAAGAATTTAAAAGAGATAAACAGTTTGTTTTTGCTAATATTGCAACACTTTCTACAGGTGTAGATGGATTACAAGAACATTGTAGTAATATGTTGTTTTTAGAATTGCCTCCTAGACCTTCAGATCTTGATCAAGCTAAAGCTCGTATAGATAGAATGGGTCAAAAACAGGAGATGAATATATATTATATATTATCGGACGAAACTATTGATGTAGATTTAAAAGAAGTTATTGATGAAAAGACTGTGATAACGAATGCAGTAATTAAAGGTCACGATACAGTTTCTAATAATGACGAATCGACAGATTGGGCCTTAATTAAGAGGTTAAAGTTGAAGAATAAGAACACGAAGTCTTGATTTATCGATAACAAAGTAGTATCTTTAGACATGGAAAGAAAAGAGATAACAATTTTTACAGACGGAAGCTGTTATTGGAAAATTAAAAAAGGAGGAATTGGTGTCTATATGATTTGTGATGGTGAAGAAACTTTCATTTCAAAAGGTTATAAGAAAACTACAATTGGTAGATGTGAAATGAGAGCATTATTGACAGCAATTCAATCTCTAAGAAAAGATATTCCTATAAGTGCTACGGTTTATAGTGATAGTCAATATGTTGTCGATGGTCTTGTTAAAAACATTAAAGAATGGGTTGATAATGATTGGAAAGGATGTATGAATGTTGATCTATGGAAAGCTATATTAAAGGAACTCAAAGATCGTAAGAAACTTAGATTAAGATTAATATGGCATCCAGGTCACAAAAAGAATATAAACGATCCAATTGTTTATGGTAATGCAGTAGCTGATATATTAGCTAATTATAAGAATTTTACTGAATACGAACTAGATAAAATTGAAGCAGAATGAAAGATTTTGAAATTGCAATTGATGTGTCAATAATGATTGATGCATTAAAAAAATTTGAAAAAGAAATTAACAAAGACTTTATTGTTGGTGGAAGTTTAGCACTTTACCAACACGGATTTGATTGTCAACCGAATGATGTTGATTTAGAACTGAGAACTGATGATCCTAATATAATTAAGATGTTGAAACTCCTAAATTCGACATATCAAGGTCACGATGATAGTTGTCGTTATCCTACAATAGAGAATCATTTTAGATTTTGTTTTAATCAAGTTTTGTTTGACGTTTGGGTTGTTAAGGAATTTGATTACAATAGATTCTTATGTCAAGATGATATTCGTTATGCCGATATAATGAGTGTTTTAAAGAAAAAGATTGCTTTGAAAAGACAAAAGGATTATGTAGAGATTTTTAAATACTCTCAACAAATAATTTCTTTAGTTAGTAACGAAAATCATTTGAAATGAAAAATTGGAGTGATCGTCAAAATGCAGTTTTTGATACGTACGCAAAAACAAATCAAAATATAGTAATAGAGGCTACAGCGGGGTCCGGAAAAACAACTACAATTGTAGAGTGTTGTCGAAGAACTGCGCCTTATAAGAAGTGTTTCTTCTCAGCGTTTAATAAGAGCATTGCTGAAGAACTGAAAACTAGATTACCTGAAAGAGTTGAAGTAAGTACATTTCATTCTAAAGGACTTAAAGTATTGCTTCGTAATTTTAATTTGAAATTAAAATTAAGTGAAAACAAATGCTTTAAAATAGGACGACAGATATTGAATTTAGAAGACGTACCTGAAAAGCAGCAATTGAGATATCTATTTGAATTACAAGATATATGGAATGCTATTCGTATGAATTTACTCGTTGATTATCAAAATGATATAAACAATATATGCGTTGATAAGGATATTGAATTTCGTGATCGAATGGTTCAAGATATCGTAGATATTGAGCAGGAATGGATAAAGCGAACTCGTAAGATCAATAGTAATCGTGATTTTGAGATGGATTTTACAGATATGTTGTATCTTCCATACATTCTCGTTGACGAAGACGATTTTCCTAAATACGATCTTGTTGTTGCAGATGAAGTTCAAGATATGAATACAATTCAGAGAGAACTTCTATTAAGATATATCAAACCTATTGGAGGCAGATTTATAGCTGTTGGTGATCCAAGGCAAAACATCTACACATTTCAGGGCGCGAGTGTATCAAATTTTAAACTTTTACAAAATCTTGCTAATACAGTGACATTGCCTCTTGATATAACATATAGATGCGCTAAGTCAATTGTAGATGAAGCTAAAACTGTTTTTTCAAATGGTATCGAAGCTTCAGAGAATGCAATTCAAGGTTGTGTAAGATTAGGTGAATTAAAAGAGGCTAATTCAGGTGATTTTGTTTTATGTAGAAATAATTTACCACTTGTAGAGGCATTTATAAATCTTTTGCAAAACAGCAAAAAGGCTACAATTAAAGATAAAAACTTCGGCAATGCACTGTGTGCGATTTTAGATAAGATCACTAATTTTCAAGATCTTGAAATTCTTAAAAAACAGAAGATACAAGAATTGATGGATAAAGGTATGAGTCGCGCATCAGCAATTCAACAACCATCTTATGAAAATCTTGTTGAGAAATGTTCCATTATAGATAGATTATCAAGTATATGGAACAATATTTCTATAATGGAGGAAAATATTAAAAGGATTTACACAGAAGATGTTGAAGGTATTGTATTAAGTACAATACATAAGTCAAAGGGTCTTGAAAGTGATAGAGTATTCTTTTTAAATCCTGGTTTGATCCCTAGTGATAAGGTCAGAACACAAGAAGCTCTGTATAGTGAATATTGTCTCAAGTTCGTAGCAATTACAAGAGCAAAACGTGAGTTAATATATTGTTCAATTTAAAATCAAATGAATATGAGTGATTACGAAATTACTACGCAAAGTGACTTTGAAGAGTTTGATCTCGAAGATAACGATGAATATGATTATATAGATTAAAGTGAAAAATATGAAAAAAGAAAAAATGTTTATACCCGTTATTAATGAAACGGTACGCGGTGATAAAGTAATGTTAATTAGTGCGAATAAGATTCCTAGTCTTGAAAAATTCCTACCTTGTAAAGAAGCACTTGAAATTCACATGCAGATGGAACGAATTGAGACTCAGAAAGATTCGAAGTATAGACCTAAGCCATTGTGTATTAAAATAGAAAGAGAGAAATTTACACAAGTAATGGCAGATCTAAAGAGAAAGAATACTAAAGTCGATTCGAGGTGTATTCCTTTAGTTCTACAATATCCAGCGATACCGATATGTATAATTGAGCCGGGAGATTGATTATGGACGAAACGTTAAAAGAATTCATCTATCATAAAAATGGTTGGTCGAAACCAATGACTGATGAAGAACGAAAAATTTTTCGTAAAAGTAGAAATAAAAATATCAACGGCGAAAAGATAATGAGATTGGTATTTGATGGAAAAGTGATTTATAGAGGTCCTGTTAATTTATGTCAATATAAGAAGAGATGTCTATGTAAGACTTACGGTATAGGACCTGAGAAAGCGAAAGAAAGATTTAACATAACTTATTGATATGAGAACAAAATTAGAAACATTGGTTGGGATTAAATTCGAAATCGAAGGTATGCATTGTTATCCAAATGCTTCAGCAAATCACGGTGATGGTGTTAAGTTTCTTGAGCAACCGCACCGTCATCTTTTCAAATTTAATTGTAAAAAACGGGTTAATCACGATAATCGTGATGAAGAGTTTATATTACTCAAGAATAGAGTTGAAAGTTATATAAAACACAATACACCCATCATTGCAGGTACAGCAATATATGATTTCGAAAGTCAATCTTGTGAACAGATTGCTAAGAAGGTGTTAAAGCAATTTGATTTCGAAGAGGTGGAAGTAAGTGAAGATGGTGAAAACTATGCTGTTGTAAAAAAAGTTCCTGAAGATGGTGAAAAAGAACAACAAAGTGAATGTAATTCTAAACAGAATGTGAATATACTTTTCGTTGTAGGCGGTTGTTGTTCGGGTAAAACTTATTTTACTCAAAAGTTATCAGACAAGAAGAAAAATGTAGGTGAAAAACATGTTATATTTGAAGTAGGTGATATTGTTCGTCATTTGACAAACACACAAGATAGAATTTTTAATAAGTGTCTTAATGAAAGTATTGTTGAGATGCTTAACGATTTGATAAAATCAGCTATTTCTGAAGGTTGTGAGAACATTATTGTTACAGGTTGTCGACAGATTGAAGTGTTTAAAGGGGTTACATTAGGTTTAGATCAAAAAGATTATCATGTAATATATCTTTCTGTACCTAAATCTAAAAGAAGACTTCGATTTGAAAAGAGATTGTTTTCGAAAGATAAAGATAAATCATTCGAAGATGTTTTGAGTGGCGAGAAATCAATTGGTTTCGATGATTTTATTGAATATCTTATAAACGAAGAGTATGATAATTTAACTATAATAAAAAACGTTGAAGAATGAGAGTATTTGTAACACCTCCTATGAGTCATTTAGAGTTAAGTGAACTAGGCGATAAGAATTTTTATATCTTAGGACAATTGTATAAGAAGAGTTCTGAGTATCGAGAATATACTAAAAAAGCAATTGCAGACGGTCGTTTCACAATATTGGATTCGGGTGTTGGTGATGAAGGCGAAGTGTTGACTAACGAAGAGTTGTTTAAGCTGACGAAAGAGATTCAACCGAATGAAGTCATTCCTTTAGATGTTCTATACAATCGCAATGAGACGATGAGAAATTTTAATCAATTTGTTGAGTGGTTGAAAATCGAAAGAGCAAAGAGTAACTTAATGTTTACAAGTCTACTTGCTTGTCCTCAAGGTAAGAATTGGGATGAATGGCTTGATTGCTACAGATTCTTTTTGATGAGTAGATACGTGACTTGTATTGGTATGAGTAAGAAGGCGATTCCGCATATTATGGAGAGTGATAATATAGCTTATTCTCGATCAGTAGTTGTGTCACGTTTGAAGAGTATGAATTTGTTACGCAAACAGTTACATTTCTTAGGTCAAGGTGATCCGAGAGAGTTCATTCCGTACACAGGTATGAGGTTTAGATCGACAGACAGTTGTTATCCTATTCTCGCTGCGATGAATGGTATTGATTTGAGTGACAGTGAGAAATTCGTAAGAGTTCCGACTCCTGCAAATTACTTTGATCGTGAAATTGATCCTAATATAATGGATCTTATAAAAAAGAATGTTAACTTTTTAAGAGAATGTTGTAACGATGTTCTTTGAGATAACGATAACTTATTGGGATAACGATACTGATTCTCGTTATCCCAAAATGAAGAAGTTTTCAGATGTAATCGCGTGTAAAGCTGAGAATTATACAGATGCTGAAGCTCAAGCGACACAATGGGCTAACGAAAATCTTGATGTCGATTACGTAATTTCACCTATAAAAGAGATGGGTGTAAGTGAAGTTCATCCGAATAAAGAAAAGGGATTTTGGTTTTTGTGTAAGTGCATTTTCTTAACTGTAAATGACACGAACGATAAAGTTAAAGAAAATAAGATATCGTATTTAGTTGAGGCTGCGAACAATACTGAAGCCGGAATAATAACCTCTAAAATATTAAAAGAGGAGATTATAAATGAGTCTCGTGTTGTTCAAATCTCAGAGACCAAGATAAAAGAATTTATTTCATGCTAATTTACTTTTTGATTTTAAGGATGATTCGTTGTGAAACGAGTTGTCCTTTTTCTTAATAAATCTTAATAAGACCACAATTTTGAGATAAACTTTTGGTATCTGAAATAAAAGGTGTATCTTTACAACGCCAAAAGAAACGAACAGTATTAACAATTAAAAAAGAACGATTATGACAAGACAAATTCTTACACCGACAAGTAAAAAAGAAATTAAAGACGCTTTAACAAGTAAACTTGATGGACGTAGTTACAATTATTTCCAGGGTGAAATTCGTAAAGGAAACAAATACGTTGATGTGCATTATTATTTCACTGGAAATAAAATTACGATTCAAATTACTTATTGGCAAGACGGTATAGATTATGCTATCGAAACTGCTTCTAATTGTTCAACTCCTACAGGTGTTGCAAATAAAGTAGCTAAATTTTTGGATTTAAAATAATTGATTAATATGGAATACGAAAAAGTAATTGACAAAGTCAAAAAATTACAAGCTCTTGTTGAACGAGGTGAAAGAGGCGAGATTTTAGCTGCCAAAAGAGCATTAGATGATTTATGTGCTCAATATAACATTGATATTGATACTCTTTTTGATGAAAAAGAGGAATGGGTTTCTTTTAAATTACCTTATAATGATAAATTAGCGAGAAAACTTCTTTTTCAATGTTATTGTAAGATAACTAACAGAGAAGAAATTAGTTATCAACACAATAAATACTCGAATATAATCTACTTTTCACTGACTAAGACACAAGAAATTGATCTTAGAAGTATGTTTGATTTTTATTGGAAACAATTAAAAAAAGAACGCGCTAAAATTCTAGATACATTAGCAATTTCATTTGTTAATAAACATAATATTTTTTCAGATGATAAAGAAACAGCGACTAAAAGTGAAATGACCTTTGAAAAATGGGAAGAACTGAAAAAAGCAATGCTTATGATGTCACAATTAGAAGATGTTTCGTATCATAAACAATTAGAGTGATGGTAAAGTTGACAAATCCTCAAGGAGAATCAAAGATTCTTTCAGATAAAGAATACGATGATTTATTGTGGAAGTTTATTGGATCAAATAAATTTCAAAAATGGTCTTATAACAACAATCTCATAGGATCTTATAAACACAATGGGAAAGAGATCATTAACTATATGGTTGTGCAGGTTTTCCTAAAAGAAATGGGATACAAATTGGTGAAAAATTATCAATTGAAAGTTGATCCTTCGATAACAAAGTAGTATCTTTAGATAACAATTAAAATAAAAACGATATGAAAGAATTTATTGATTTAATGAATTTATTCCCAGTGGGATTAGTGATCGTAAAAAATTATTTAGAACCGTATTTCTTAACGATCATGTTCATAACACTTTGGATGTCGCAAGTGCAATTTATAATCTCAAAAAGAAAATAGGAATGGCAACATTTGGTGTAGGTGATAGAGTAAAGATATTACACTCTTCTAATTTAGCTCTGAAAGGTCAAATAAGCACAATTGCAAGTGTGTGTGGGAAAGGATCTTCTAAATATTATCATTTGAAGATTGATGGTGAGCAAAGAGCATTTTGGCCTCAAAATTTACAATTAATTGAAAAAGCAAATAATCAACCCAAAAAGTAAAATTATGGCAAGTGAAGTTAAAGACATAAATAAAAGTCTATCGAACGCATGTTTAAGTTGTCAATATGCGACAAATTGTCCTTACGATGATAAGTCGCAATGTATTGATGTAAGAAGTTCGGGTTATGATACAGAAATTGATAGGAACGATACACAAGAATCAAGTAACGAAGATTTATGATAACGAAGGTCACTTTGTATGTACATTTGTTATTGAATATCAAGGTGTAGATAATCGAGATCATAAAATGTCAGTTTATACTATGAATATCGAACCGCACTTTGGACCGTTAGTTATGGGTTATTTGTTTGAATTAGAAGTATATTCGATACCGAATACAACTATTAATAACGGTAAAGCATATACTCCTAAAATAAGAGTCTTTTCAGTACAAGAACTTACTGGCAATCTAGAAGTAATGGGAGCACAAGAGACAGTTAATCAATGGTATAAAGATTTAAACAAATTGCCTTATGTTTATAAGAATTAACGATCAACGAATCAAAATTACGTCAATTGGACGATACAAAGATCTTGGTAAGACTTCGTCAACAAAGAAGTTTGCAATTGCGATCAAAATTTCGAATATTTGGGAACACTTCTATTTTGATACGGAAGAAGAGAAAGATAACATATTACTTGGATTAGATACTGTACTCAAAACTGCAACATTATGATAGTAATTTTAGTTTTTGACAAAGAAATCCAAATCTACTATACAAATGACTTTAAGAAAGGAACAACTTTAAAGAACAACGAAGAACATCATCACGTTGTCGGTACTTGTGGTTTTGGTGAAGGTGCGAGAGTAAAGATATGGCTCGTTAAAAACGATCAGGAAATCAAAGATCAACTTATTCAACAAAATGTAGTTGCAGATTTTCCATATAAAGAAACGTCTATGACCGATTTAAGAGTGAATAGAAAGAATATTGTTGAGAAAGATGGATAAAAAGTACAAACTGTATTGCAGAGGAAACAAATCTCGATACGAATGTTTGAGTTGCTTTTATTATATCAGAGGAAAGTCATTTCGTTTAGAACACAATGACGGATATCGAATACTTGAACCTCCTAAATTAAAGGCACGAGAAAAGTGCAAAATAAAAAGATTAGATTTTGAACCTATAAATTAAAGACACATGGAACAACAAGAAATCAAAACAGAAACAAATGAAGATTCACAATTGGTAAACAATATATGGTACTAATTTGAATTTTACTATTGCGAGATCAAACTATTATCTATATCTTTACGCATAAAATAGTAAACGATAGTAGAAATGAAACAAATTGATAGAAGTGAGATATTAAAAGAAGCACCGGATTTCGTACAAATTGCGTCGGCACACATGCAAAATTCATATATCGATTACGAGCTCAAGAGACGAGCTTTAGATGAGAGTTCGGACCGTTTTTTGACATACATAGGAAAGAACAATGAAACACATGTTATCGATCTAAAGTACGTCAACGTAAAAGGTATCATGAAATCAAGAGGAGCAAGAGATGAGGACATTGCTGATGCTCAGGAAATTAGGAAAGAAATAATACTTCCTTTGATCGCAGAATATAATCATGCAAAACAAAGATATTATAATACGTTTGATCTCTATAACGACAGAAGTAAAGCGTTAGCAAAGTTGACTCCTCAGTTAATTGACCTATTTGGTTCAATGTGTTCAGCTAAGGATGTAAAAAAGATAATTAAGTCAAAAGAAGGTTACGACCTCAACGATGATGAGTTGACGAAATTCTATAATGAGAACAAGAACGTAATCGAATCAAGACAAGCTAAATATCTGTTAAAGAGTGATAAATATAAAGTCGCAACAGAAGCTGGACGATTAGAGATCATAAATGATATGTTGACAGATCTCTATCTAAAATACGAGTACTATATCAATAACGACCAAGAGACAAAAGCTCTGAATATGTCACGAGAAGTCCGTAACTTACTCGAACAAGCAAGAAAAGAAGTGAAAGGTAATGAACTTAAATTGACTGTCGATGGGAAAATAGATATAAATGCAACTATACATGGAGGAGAGAACGTAACAAGAATCATGCGAGAAATCCCTATAAATAGCATAATTATAGGATTGGTAGCGGCTAAGTCAGGCATCAGGCCTGAGATATTGATACATCAATTGGCAACAAGTTGGTACAAGGATTTCAACGGATTCAATAAGAACATATTAGGACAGGAAAAGATACAGTTGCCCGGAGACATGATCAAAGCATACGATTGGGGCGAACTTCAAGTAGCAAATTCAACATTCCTACACGAAATGAATCCTATAGAAATAACTGATGCTCAGGTGATTGAAGAAAAAGTAGGACAGGAAAAGAAGAAAGAATTGCTACAGAGACTAAAACAAATGAAAAGAATTTGAATGTTGTCATATAGTTAATTTAATTGTTAGAACTTGGACCGGTTCGTGAGAATAGGTCCATTCGTTTAAATGAGTTTAATTAAAGAAACAACATATAAGATAATAAATGAACGC